ACCTCGGCGGCGCGAACCTCCACGCCGCGGACCTCTACGGCGCGAACCTCGACGGCGCGAACCTCCACGCCGCGGACCTCGGCGGCGCGAACCTCCACGGCGCGAACCTCGGCGGCGCGAACCTCGACGGCGCGAACCTCGACGGCGGTAGCGCGACCTGGCCGAACGGCTTCGATCACATCGCGGCGGGGGTGCGGCCATGACCGGTATTACGGCGGCCCAGTGGCGCGCCGAGGCCCAGGCGCTCCTCAGCTTGGGGCAGATCGCGGCCCAGCGTGGCGCCCAGCGCGCGCTCGAGGGAATCGAGAATTCCCGATGACCACCTTCGCGAGCTTCCCGCCGTTCTGGGCTGAGGGTCTGAACACTCACGCCTCGAAGGCGCACCTGGCCGCGACTCGCCGCTCCGGGGACAAGGGCGAGAGCTGGTGTGGATTCGTGCTCGACATGACGAAGCCCGCGCCGTACGCCGAGCGTTGCAAGCTGTGCCTGAAGAAGCTCGCCGACTACACCGACCAGGCGTCTCAGCCGGTTCCCGAGTTGGTGACCGAAGTCGTGACGATCCAGGTCACTCGCCCGAGCGCGTCGCCGGACAGTGCGACCGAGTACCTTTCCCGCGTCCTGGTCCGCAAGGTCTCCTGGGCCGTCGCGATCGTCGGCCAGCCAGAATCGAGTGAATCATGACCGTAACGCGCGCCGGTACCTGGAACGACGCCCAGAAGGGCCTCCGGGTCCAGGCGAAGGACGGCTCGGTCTGGACCCTGGAGCGGATGACGTTCGAGGATGGCGTGATCTCGGTCACGATGGCGAGCGAGGTCGATCCCGGCCGTACAGTCGTCGTCAACCCGGCCAGCTACGGCGACCCGATCACGATTGTCGAGACGCTCCCGTTCGCCGCCGGCGTCGCGATGGACGAGGCCGCGGTCCGGACCCGCGGCCAGCTCCTCGCCGCCGAGACTCTCCAGCGTCACAGGGACGAGCTGAAGGCGAAGCTCGCGGACGCCGACCGGATCGCCGCGGAAGCCCTCGCGAGGGCCGCCAATCACCCGCCCAGCGCCTCGGCGGCTCAAGCCGCGGTGAACTACGCCGACTCGCTCCGGACCGCGGATAGCGTGCCGTACGTCGCGCCGATGCCCGAGATCCAGCCCGAGACGGCGCTCGCTCCCGCTACGGCCGAAGCGGCCCCTTTGCAGACGCCCGGCGATGTTTGGCCGTCGCCGCCCGCGGATGACTGGACGGAAGGCGAGATGCTCGCCCACCTATTCCTTTTCCATGGCGACTGGGCGACTGGACAAACGACCGCGAAAAGCGGTAAGAAACTCCTGGTGGAGCTTCACGAGCGCCACCAGGCGGCAACCGAGGCCGGTCACACGGCGGGCCTCGCTCATTTCCACCGATCGAAGGAGAGCTAGGCGCAATGCTCACAACTGACCAGAAGTCCAAGAAGATCGCGAATGCCCAGAAGCGGATCGACGCGCTCCAGGCTCGGGTCGATCGGATCGCGAAGCTCCAGGACGTCTCCGCGGAGTTGGCGTATGAGAAGGCCCAGCTCGCGGTCCTCCGCGAGGCGCCCGTCTCCGACTCGACCTCGACCGTCGTCGACGTCCAGACGACGCACAACGCCGAGCCGGTCCAGGAGGCGCTCCCCGAGGCCGTCGAGCCGGAGCCCGTCGCGGCGCCGACCTTCGCCTAGCAAGCTCCTGGCCGGGCGCATGACTACCGCCGCGGTCTTCGGAATTCGCGCAGGGGTGCCCCAGCGTCCGGCCAGGTCCCGCTCGTCCCGATCCACTCCGTCACCAGGGGCGCAACGCAATGGCGCAAGTAGTAGATGAAATCGTCGAGCTAGGTCCTGTCGACCTGCCGATGCCGACCTTCCGCAAGCCGAGCGAGGCACCCTGGCCCGGCCAGGACTCCAGCCAGCCCGAGCGCCCGTTCCGGCCGCACGTCTCCGCGAGTCAACTCTCCAGCTTTACGGGTTGCGGCCACCGCTTCTACCTGGAGCGCGTCGTTCCCCAGGAGGAGCGTGCAACGCCGCTCCCGGCCTGGGCCTTGATCGGCGGGACCGCGATACACAAGACCTTCGACGAGATCGTCGTCGAGGGCCTGAAGGGCAACGTCGCCGCCGCGGAGGCGATCTTCCGGGCGAACTTCGCCGAGGAGGTCATCCGTAAGATGGACGACGTACCGAATCGCGCCGAGTGGCGCGCTTCCGGCCGCGCCTCGAAGGCGTACCCGGACAAGGAGAATCGCGACTGGTGGGCCGAGAACGGCGCCGCCCAGTGCGTGAAGTTCGCGACCGTCTACGACTCGCCCTTTCTCCCTGGTCGCGTCGTCTCGGTCGACGGGAACTTCCTGATCGAGGTCGAGCATCTCGTCGAGATCGGCGACGGGCCGCCCGTGAAGGGCTACATCGACGCCGTGATCGAGCTCCCAGACGGCTCGATCATCCCGCGGGACTACAAAAGCGGGAAGGCGCCCGAGGATGCGATCCAGCTCGCCAGCTACGCCCTCGCGATGCACGAGCTTTACGGCGTCGAGCCGACCACGGGCGAGTACCTCCTCACCCGCAAGATGGTCGCGGCGACCTGGGATCTCCGGCCGCTGACGCGCGCCGTCATGGCCGGGCTGTACGAGAGCCTGGAGAAGGCGAAGGCGTCCGGGATCTACCTCCCGCGGCCGTCGTCGTTCTGCTCCGCCTGCCAGGTCAAGGCCGCCTGCATCTACCGGCCCCAGGAGGAGGCGAGCTCCGATGACTGAGCCGGTCGACCTGACCGCGCGGATCGCCGAGGCGAAGCGGCTCCAGGCCGAAGCCCAGGCCCGGCTCGACGCCGCGGCTCGTCAGTTCAGGCATCACGCCGACCAGGCGCTCGGCGTCGTCCAGGCCGACCAGCTCCGCAAGCTCGCCGCGACCGTGCCCGACTTCGAGCTGAACACGGTCAGCTTCCTGGCCGATCCGCGCTTCGCCTACAGCGCGCGCAACCTCCCGCCGTTTCCGCGGCCGTCCCGGCGCCGGCGGTTCCGGGCATGGCGCCGGGCCTGGGTCAGTCACGCTCGGCTCGTCGTCGCGAGCTGGATCCTCGGCTATGACCCCAGCGACCGATGAGCTGGCTTCTGCTGGCGATCGGGGTCGTGTACGGCTGGATCCGCGGCGGCCAGCGGCGCTAGTCACTTGACGATCGTCCAGCGTCAAGGTACGGTTCATCCAGAAGCGAATCGACTCGAAGTGAAGGAGCACGACATGCACGCTCTCCCGGACCGGCTCACGCTCGGCGAGCACGCCGAGATCAACGTCTACCGCTCGCACTTGATCCAGAGGCTCTCCGCGGTCCAGGACGAGGCTCGCGCCGGGCTCCTCGCCGAGTGGCGAGCGATCTCCGCGAAGATGGACGAGATCCTCGCGGACGGCTCGTACAACAACGACGCTCACGCCCGCTGGTCGAAGCTCAATCGTCAGCGGGCCGAGATCGACGCCCGCATGGACCAGCTCTCGATCATGTACCCGAAGTTTCTCGACGCGCTCTGACCCCCCGACGTCCGCCAGGGAAATTGACTGATCCGCGCTCCACGTCGCGGAGATCGCCCTGGCGGGCTCGGGAGGCCCGACCCTCGGACCTTGCCGTTACTCGATTCGATCAGAAGGAGCTACACAATGGGATTCTCCAAGCCCAGCGAGGCGCCCGGCGGCGGCGGCATCGCCGCGTACGAGAAGGCGCTGTGCATCTTCGCCTTCAAGGGCCGCGGCGAGGCCGAGACCGACTTCGGCACGAAGGCCTATGTCGAGGTCGACATCGACGTCGTGGAGGGCGCGGTCGAGATCGCCGCTCGTCTCGCGGCGCCGTGCATGTCGACGCCGACGAAGCTCGGTCTCCAGCCGAGCGCGCTCCAGACGAAGGCGGGTGACTCAGAGGAGGGCGTCCGGATCTTCCAGGGCTGGATCAAGGGCGCGTTCAACGGTCAGACCGTCGGCGGGCTCGTGCTCGGTCGGGCGATCGTCTTCTTCGAGGAGACGAAGCAGTCAAAGACGCCCGCGCCGGTCTGGAAGCTCGTCGACGCAACGCCCCAGGAGGAGGCCGCCGCGACGGCCTATCTGACCGCGAAGGCGGCCCGGAACCTCTCGAAGCCGTCGGAGAGCCCGGCTCCTGCCGAGCCCGCCGCGGCCCCGCTCGCGGCTCAGGCTGGTCCCCAGTTCTAGCCTGAGCCGTACGCCCGGCCGGGCTACCGCTGGGGCCGCGTGAACGTTACGCGGACAGCGCCGGGCCCGGCCGGGCATCCTCCGTCACCAGGGGCGAACCATGGCACTACCCGAGGACGTCGGCTACGTCACGAAGAAGGCGCACGTCAAGGCCGAGCTCCACCCGGAGATCGTGGCCAAGTTTCTGCCCGAGCACGGCGTTTTCACCGTCCCGAGCTTGACCCGGCCCGCGGCGGCCTACCAGGTCGCCGTCGAGTGCCGGGCTGACGGGATCGTGTGGTTTAGCTGTAGCTGTCGCGCCGGTCAGTACCGGGATAATTTTCCACTTCCGTGCGTACATGCTTCGATCGCCGGGCGCTTGCTCGGCGACATGCTCCACGAAGTCATCTATCGCGGGCTCACCGGTCTCTGGTACCCGCGCCCACCGAAGGAGCTAGCCCCGTGAAGATCAAGCGCAACCCGTTGACCGCCTTCATCTGTGCGGAGTGCAGGCGCTGCACCAAGGATACCGTCCAGCTCCTCACCATCCAGGATCGGGTCGCCATGGTCGACCCGGACGAGCGCGCCGAGATCGAGCGCCAGGCGATCGACGCCTTCGCGGCCGACCTGGCTCGCTCCCTTGCCCGTGCCGAGATCCAGGCGATGCATGGCGGCATGGCGACCCCCGTCGAGATCCTCCAGGCCCGCCGCAAGTTCTGGATCGGGGTTCGGGCGTGAGGCGCCCTCCAGTCGGGCGAAGCGAGGCGAATCTGCTCTGGCTGGCGCTCGGGCTCCTGACGCTCCGCCTCACTGACGGCTCGATCGTGGGGAACGTCTGGCTCGAAGTGGCCGCCTGGATCGTTATAGCTACGGCGCTCCTGGACGGCGCGGTGCCGACCTGGATCCGGCGTCACGAAGACCGAGCCCGTGCCTTCGTGGCTCGTCAGCGGGCGAAGCGATGAGCTACCGCCAGCTCGGGCCCGCGAATCTCCACGTCGGCGACTGCCTCGACGTCATGCGCGAGCTGGCCGACTGCTCGGTCGACTCGATCGTCACCGACCCGCCGTACGGCCTCGGCTTCATGGGAAAAGCATGGGACGATCTGCCGCCCAGCGAGGAGTGGGCGAAGCAGTGCCTCCGCGTGCTCAAGCCTGGAGGCCATCTTCTCGCCTTCGGCGGGTCGCGAACCTGGCACCGCCTCGCGGTTGCCGTCGAGGATGCGGGTTTCGAGATCCGCGACAGCATCGCCTGGCTCTACGGCTCGGGCTTCCCGAAGTCGCTCGACGTCTCGAAGGCCATCGACAAGGCGGCGGGTGCCGACCGCGAGGTCATCGGCGAGCGAGTCAAGCTCCAGTCCTACGGGGCGAACGAGACGGGCGACGTTAACGAGGTCTACGGTGGCGGGCCGGACAAGGGGGGCGTTCAGCAGATCACCGCCCCCGCGACCGACGATGCGAAGGCGTGGCAGGGCTGGGGGACCGCGCTCAAGCCAGCGTTCGAGCCGATCGTCGTCGGCCGCAAGCCACTCGTCGGCACGGTCGCAGCGAACGTCCTCGCCCACGGTACCGGGGCGCTCAACATCGACGGGTGCAGAGTAGAGACGGCGGACAACCCCAACGGTGGCGCCTACTCCGGTGACAAGCGTCAGCGTGACGAATATGCGAGTGCCGATAGCGCCCCGGGTGCCGTGCCGATGTCTCGCCTAAACAGGGGCATTGGAGAGTATGTCCAGCCGCCCGGTCGCTGGCCTGCGAACGTGGTCCTGGACGAGAGCCAGGCCGCCGAGCTGGACGCGCAGAGCGGAACAACAAGGTCAGGGCAATACCGCGAAGAGCGCGGTTCAGGTGGCATTTGGGCCCCTGGCGACGGCGTCCCGGTAGGCCCTCAGTACGGCGACTCGGGTGGCGCGTCGCGGTTCTTTCCGACGTTCAAGTACCAGGCGAAGGCGCCGAGCCGCGAGCGCCCGAAGGTCGACGGCGTGGCCCATCCAACCGTGAAGCCGCTGGAGCTCATGCGCTGGCCGGTCCGGCTCGTCACGCCGCCCGGCGGAACGGTCCTCGAGCCTTTCGCGGGCTCGGGCACGACCGTCGAGGCGTGCCTCTTGGAAAACGTCTTCTGTGTCGCGATCGAGCGTGATCCGAGCTACGTCCCGTTGATCTTGCATCGGGTCGAGCGCGTGCTCGGCATGACGCCCGGCTGGTTAAGTCGATGAACCGCTTCTACGTCGAGCGGCGGCCTGGCTGGTTCGTCGTTCGTGACCGCTCTATGGGCCCGCGCTGGATCGCTTTCCGCTACCACCGTCGGGCGATGGCCGTCGAGGTCGCCGCCGCGCTTAATGGCGCCCACCGTACCCGCGCGCGATGAGGGAGCGCTGGCGCTACCGCGGCGTCGAGCGGATGCCCTGGTGCGACAAGGACGGCACGGCGACGATGATCCGCTGTTACATCTGGGTCCGTCTCGGCTGGGGTGACGTCGTTATCGAGCGCTGGCGCACGCCCGTCGAGAGCTTCTGGCCGTGAGCCCGAAGCCGTGCGTAGCCTGTCAGGCTGAGCCGAAGAAGCCGGGTCATCCGCTCTACTGCTGGGACTGCTGGCTCCCGCGCCAGCCGATGCCCGTCCAGCTCCGCGAGTGCCGCGCATCCCGAGCTCGTGCCCTGGCTACCGGGCACGAGCTCGGCCGCGTGTCGTCGAACGTCTGGCCAGACGGCCGTCGATGGTGCGCCGGCTGCCAGCGTTTCCGTCGCCTGGACGCCTTCAGTAAGGCCGCCAGCCGTTGCAAGCCGTGCGCCTGGGAGCAGAGTCACGAGTCGACCGTGAGGCGCGTCTACGGCCTCGAAGGCGGCGCGTACGAGGCGATGATGGCCGAGCAAGGCGGGAAGTGTGCGATCTGCCGGAACCGCCAGCTCATGCGCGCGCTCGCCGTCCACCATGATCACGTCACGGGCGCCGTCGTCGCCCTGCTGTGCTCAAGCTGCAATCACGATCTCCTCGGCGGCGCCTGGGATAGCCCAGAGCTGCTCCTCCGCGCCTGGGCCGTCCAGGTCGGCGGCTGGCCGCTCGCGCAAGAGGTCATGGCTTCGAGCAAGCCGGAGGACGGTCTCCCGGCGACGTGGCCGCAACGGCTCCGCTGGCTGGCCGCCGAGCTCGAAGCGATGCCCGTGCCAGTCGGGCGACCTGGGGCCGGCGATCCGCCTCCCTACTGATCGTCACTTGACAGTCATCCAGAGTTGAGTAGTCTGGTCTCACCAGCTAGTCACCGACCGAAGGAGCCCGCCGTGACCGTCTCGCTCGCCGCTCTGCCCGCCGCCGAGATCCTCGCCGAGGAGCTCGTGAACCGCGCCGTCATCTCCTATGGCGACTGGACCGTCGTCGTCGCGACCGATGGCGTGGTGTTCTCCGTCGACACACAGGAGGGCACCGAGGAGGGCATCTTCCTCCTCGACCGTGCGATGGTCGAAGACGAGACCGGACGCCCGAGCCAGGAGGAGACGGCCGTCTGGGCCGCCGAGGCGATCCTGGACTACTTCAGCAACGCCCAGGCCGCGGCCGACACTTGGGCCGAGGAGCGTTCCGGGCGCCGCTCGGGCTCGCTCGCCACCGCCCTACCGTACGGGTACTGACAGAAGCTCCCGGCGGCGCGCATCCGGGGAAGGACGCGCCGCCGGGCCCAATCCGAGAGAGGATCGTCAGATGAGCACTCCGCTGTACCTGCTTCTGGGTTTCTTCGCGCCGAGCCTGGGCTTCCTGGCCCTCGTGCTCGTCGGCCGGATCGTCGCCCACTTCCGCGACGCTCGCTTCGAGGCCCGCTACGTCCGGCGCCCGACGTCGGATGAGCGCTACGCCGCCGCGACCGCCCGCCGGGCCGACCGATGAGCACGCCCACAGACCAAGATGCGCTGCGCCCCGAGACGTTGGGCGAATGGACGCCTGACTGCGGCGGCGACTGGGTTCTGTCAGGGCCTCGGTGGTTCTCGAACTACTGGCCCGACAACACATGGGTCGCGTCGGTCCATAAGGGCACCGATGACGAGGGCGACCTCACTGACATGCTGGCTGACAGCGGGATCAGGTCCGGTAAGAGCCGCGCCGATTGTCAGTCCAGGGCGGAGGAATGGATACGCGCGAACCTTGACCGCACCACCACCTCCGACGAGGAGCAGCGGATCCGCGCTGACCAGGCGGCTAAGACACGAGCAGAGGACATAGCGCTGCTCGAAGCGCTAGATACGCGCACCCTTGGCAACTGGGCGAACCTCGGCGTTCGGTCTGCTATTGCGGCTCTGCGTGCAGCGTCAGCCATCCCAGAGGACAGCGAGGAGACGCAGTGACCACCAAGGAGGGAGGAAGCGATGTGGTTTGACTTGACCGTAGAGCAGGAACTGAAGATTGCCGAGCGGATCACTGCCGCGACGTCAACCGGGCAGAGGCATCAGACACCAGATGAGTACGTGGCGACGATGCTGATAGCGGCGATGACACCGCCTGTTGACTCGACGACCCATGAGTTGACGGGTGAGCCGTTCGGCGACGTGGTGGTCGGCCAGGTACGACATGTCGTCCTCGACCCCTGGGCACACCGGGCGGAGACGCTATGAGCGCCTACGACTGCAGCGAGTGTCAGCCACCCCAACCGACAAGGAGCAGACGTGAGCACGCCTTCGCCGGAGGAGCTTCCCGGTTACGAGCAATGGGTCTCCGAGGGCCCGCTCTCCGAGCCGCTCGGCGACCTGGAGACCCAGGTGACCGTCGCGGCGAGCACGCTGGCGGCCTCGGCCGACATCGCCCGGATGGTCGCGGAGACCGCCGTCGGCCACCGCCGCATCCTGATCGAGGGAGGCTTCGATGAGGAGCGCGCCCGGCAGGCCGCCTTTCATCTCCATGCCCTCCTGATCCAGCGTTGGTTCTCGTGAAGGCCGTCAGCGAGTACGCGCGCTGTGCGCCGACGGACAACATCTTCGGTCACCAGCGGAGCGCGGAGCGGCCCGGCGTGACCCGCTCGATCCCGAGGGTCAGGTAGGCGTGCCGTGCGGGTTCGCCGCGACTCAGAGCTGTCACCGTCAGTGCCTCCATCGCCAGCTCGTCGGCGAGTACCGGAGCGCACGCTACGCGGCCCAGCTCGAACGCGACGAGATCACGATGCAGTACCCGACCGAGGAGGCCCTGGCCCGCGCCGAGCTCGGCCCGGTCCGGCCCGACTTCCGGAGCTGGCTCGAAGAACGCGCTGGCGAACGACAAGCCGAAGAGGAGCTCCACCGATGACGAAGGCCCTCGCCGCGATCTCCGCGGTCTGCCTTGCCTGGTCCGGGACGACGCTCGCCGCCGTCAGCGTCCGGGCCGCTACGCCCGCCGTCGAGACTGTCCCGGTCCTAACACCGATCGTCCACGGACACGAGCTCCCGGAAGGAGCCATAGATGAACGAACCAACGCTTCAGGGAACAGCTACGAGCTGGCGCGAGTCGCTACCGCCGTGCCGGTGTGGCCGGTACGGTCTTCGGCTTCGGGTCAAGCCGGGGCGATTCTTCGCGGTCTGCGATCCACAGCAGAGGTAGCCGAGCGGTACACGATCGGCGCGGTCACGCTCGTCCCGGCCGCGACCGAGATCAAGCCGCCCGCGCGACCGAGCGTTTACGCCAGCGCGCCGCACACGGCCGCCGGGCTGAAGGCGTGGCTCGCGACGCTCCGCTGGCCCTGGGGCGAGATCGGAACGTGCGAGAGCTACCGGGACGGCTCCTGGCGGGAAAGCTCGACGAGCTGGGCCCGCGGCGTCTTCCAGTTCCTGCCGTCGACCTGGAGGAGTCTCGGCCTGACCGGTGACCCGGCGACCTACTCCTGGCGCTTCCAGCTTAAGGCTGCGGAGCGCCTCCGGGCCCGCGACGGCCTCGGCGCCTGGACGTGCGCAAAACTTCTCGGCCTCGCCCGATGAGCGACAAGGCGATGGTTCACCAGTGGGCGTCGCCGGAGCTGTACGAAGACGTCCCGGTGCGCAAGGCCCTAGAGCGCCAGAATGAGCTCGCGCTCCGGATCTTCGTCACCCAGGAGCGGCCAGACGTCTCGGAGACGTTGCTCGACTCCCGCATCCGCCGGGACTGGAAGCTGCTGACGTCGGTCCTGCCGGAGGGCGCGGAGTCCTGGAGCCCGCCGGTCTGGCTCCTTCAGACCTGGGTCGAAATTTAATCCTCAAGTTTTCGGGGGCGTCGACCGATGCCCTTGTCAGGAGGCGATCAAACCTCCCTAACCGAAGGAGCCCAACATGTACCGCAAGCTCGCTACCGCACTCCTGACCCTGGGCCTGGTGGTCGGCTCCGCTGGCGGCGCCAGCGCCCACGCCCTACATGGCAAGTCGCTTCACAAGGTCGCTCACGTCTCGCCCGCCGGATCGAATTGGACCGGCCGTTCGCTCGACGGCGAACAATGGAGCACTCTGGTCGGGTAGAACGACCGCTCTAGCGCACGAAGAGAGCCCGCTACCAGGGCGCATCCGGTAGCGGGCTCTCGCGTGTGTCCCCTGGGTCAGAGCGGTGGCACGTCCGCGAAGTCGTCGACGACAGGCTCGCTCGGCGGCGACCCGGTCGGCTCAGGAGTGACCGGCGCGGCCTCCACGGGCTCGCTGGGCACGTCGGGAGCGGGATCGGGCACAGAGACGGGCTCAGGAGCTGGGGCGATCTCCTGGGCGGGCGCTGGAGGCTTCGCGGTCTGGAGGATCTCGACGAGCTTCTCCATACTCGCGACCCAGCGCTCCGGGAGCTGAAGGTGGAGCTGGTCGAAGAGGCCCGGCGCGTCCTGGACGGCCGAGGCGAGCTCGGTCGTGACCGGCGCGTTCGGCACGATGTGGACCAGGAGGTACGAGCCGACGATGGCGACGCCGCCGCCGATCTCCTGGACGCGATGGTCACTCGGGAAGAGCGCGACGGCCACGCCGGACGCCGTTACCGCGGCCGATGCCCATGCCTTCGCGTGCTGGCCCAGGTAGTCGGAGAACGTCTTCAGCTTGCCGCTCATGCCGGGCCGCCGGTCAGCGCGTCGTGCTCGGCGACCGGACGCTCCTCGATCGCGACGGCCGCCGGGTTCGCGACGTGGACACGGTAGAGCGCGGTCCATTCGGCCGGAGACAGGTAGCGCGCGAGCGGGCCGGTCGGGCTCGGGACCAGGACGGCCGCGCCGCGATGGTCGGGCCCTTGCGGTGTCGTGATGATGAGCACAGGATCTCCTTCGTGTGCGCCGCTCGAAGGCGGGACTGGAACGTGCGCCAGCTCCGCGCGCACGAGCGCCCGGAGGTCCATCTTGTCGGCCAGGTCCATGTCGACCTTGCGCCGGGTCCACTCGCGATGATGGATCCAGTGAGCCGCCGGGTCACCCTCGGTCCAGTCGAGCTCGCGGGCCAGCGCCGCGGATACGGTCACGAGCGAGCGAACCTGGATCGCCGGATAGACCGAGTGATTGCCCAGCGCCTCGACCTCGATCCCGACGAGCTGGTGATTCCCGCTCGCGTAGTCGTCAACGAGGCCGAGGTCGATCGCGTATCCCTTGACCTCGACTCCAGCGTGAACGTGGCCGAAGGCGATCCCGGAGCCGGGTCCGGCGTGCCAGGCTACGCCAGCGGTCACGATATGGAAGGAGCCGTCTCGACGGAGGTAAAGATTCGCCAGCGGGCCGGCCAGGCCGGCCCGGCCGTTGACGACCGTCCCCTGGGCGTTGAGCCCGCCTGTGTGATGCCACACGCCGCCGACGGGCGCGAGCTCGCCGCCGTGACCGCTGGTCTGCCAGCCGGGCTCCTCCGTGAAGGTGAGCCCGGCGCCGCGGAGGATCTTCGCGAAGTCGATCACCAGAGACTCAGTTTCGGGCACCGGGGGACCGTCTCGTGAAGCGCCTCGCCGTACTGCTGGAGCCGCTTCACCTTCTCGGCGTCCGTGAGCTGCTGGGAGGCGATCGAGTTGGCCAGGAGCGTGTCGATCAGTTTGTTATGCGTCGTCGCCGACGACGCGACGCCGCGACAGTTCCGCTCGCTCTGAAGCTCGGCCTTCGCCAGGGCGTGACCACCGACGACGGCAACGACGACGACGAAGACGAAAAGGATCATCGCCTGCCCGGCCGAGATCGGAGTCCGCAACCTATCGACTACTGCCTTCACGATCCGGCCACTAGTCGCGTGAGGCTGGCGATGAGCTCAGCCACTACGACAAGGGCAATCCAGGTCGTGAAGCGAGGGCGAGCCTTCACTCCAGCCACTACGGAGAGTCGCCTAGTGTTACCCATCATCGTTACCATCTGACTCCTTCGGTCGATTGCGCCGATCGACGGCGAGCCACGCCGGACCTAGCAGAACGCCGAAACACCCGATCGTTAGCTCGGGGTTCGGGTTCTTCGTTCTTGCCTCATAGATGAGCCCTATAAACGCACCTAGAACGGTAACCATGTCGCGGACGACCGGCCAGCTCGGGCGCCGCCTAGTGTTCGTCACCAGAGCTCTCCTACGAAACGGTACCCGGCCCCCAGCTTGCTCGTGTTCCGCCATTCGGCCTAACTCCTTCGCTCCAACCTCGCTAGGCGAGGCCCCAGTTGAGCCGGTATCGGCCCGTCAGCGAAGCGTGTCACGGGATGATTCAGTGTCAATGTCACCTGTTCGGCACCGCTGGCGGAGACCGTGACCGTGAGGCCGAGTACCCGTAACGTTGCGTCTACTGAGAGTAGCGTCCCTGCCGAGGTTCCGTCTTCATAGAAGGTCGGAAACTCCAACAAAAGCCGTACCGTGTCGCCCTTCCAGAGCTGGCCGGGACCCTGCCAGACCCCGCTCCGTAGCGGGACGGTCCAGGTGTCGATCTCCTGGGCGAGCGCGGCCTGCTTCGCCGCCCAGGCGGCGACCTGGGTGCTCGTGAGCAGGTCGGTCGACGCGACGGACTTCTCCCAGCGCCCGGTCGGGATGACCTCGGTACCGTCCGGGTTGCCCGTGCTCGGCACGTAGACGATGACGCCGGGAAGCGTGGCGCCGTCGACGGTCTCCGAGCCGCCTTCGCCCCGGAAGACGTTCGCGTAGTCGCTGGCGAGCTGGGCGAGCTGGAGGCCGCTCGGGTCGATGTTCGCCTCCGTCAGCGTGAGCAGGCTTTGCGTGCCGCGGACGTTCCAGGACGAGTAGCGCAGGATCGTCGTCGGGTGTGCGGCGTCCGGGATGATGTCCCAGTCAAAGCCGCCCTCGACGCCCGCGAGCTTGCCCTGGATCGCCGGGCCGACCGGCTCGCCGATGGTGAAGAAGTGCTGGGGAGTCGAGCCGCCGGAGACGTCATCGACCCATGCCTGGACGTGCGTCGCGGTCGCGACGGCGCCGAGTTGGATCCCGAGGCCGCCCGCGGTCTTCGCCTGCTCCTGCTGGATCACGGACCAGCCGACACCGGAAGGCTCCAGTGTCCCGGATAATGAGCTCGGGAAGTCTAGCTGGTCGGCGTCATGAAAGATCCGCCCGGCCAGGACCTCGCGGTACGAGCTCGCGGAGAACGTCGTCGTCACGAAGCCGAGCGTTCGGCCGACGACCCGATACCGCTGAACGGCTGCGTCGGCGACCGTCGGGTCGTCGTCGTTGCGCCAGAGCAGGATGTCGGAGGCGAACGGCACGATGAGAGCTGTGCGCCAGTCCCGGCTCGGGACCGTGAAGGTGAACGTGTCGGCGTCACCGAGCGGGAAGCTCATCGGCCCGAGTGTGGCGAGCGGGAGATAGGAGACGATCCCGCTCTCGCCGCTCGGCCGATTGATCTCCGATAGCAGGAGAGCGGCGCTCCAGGCGCCGCCCACTAGTCGACCGGCCAGTCGACCGAGAAGCTTATCGAACTTCCGCCGTTCCCGACGAAGACGTCTCCGGCCGCATAACCTGGGGACGGGTTAAGGACTCCCATGACGATGACCGTTCCGAGCACGCCGACCGCGCCACCTTGGCAGGAAACCGCGAAGGTGCGGGTATAGGTCGGCCGGTAAATCGCCGGAAGTGAGCACATGACCGGGCCCGCGCCTTGGGTGCCCAGGTCGGCCCGGAGGTAGACCTGTTTCGAGCCGAGCCGCCGCACGGTCGGGCCGAATGCGGCGCCGGGCCCGAGTGCCCAACTGTTCAGCAACGTGAGCGCGTACTCGCCGGTATCGGCGGCGCCCGCGGCTTGAGCCTCGACGATCTCGCGGACGTCGACGATCGTCAGCGTGCCGTCGAGGTTCGCCGTGACGTGTGCGAGCGGGATAGCCAGGCTCGGCACGACGAAGGTGCCGGCGGCCCGGCCGAAGGCCATCTCGCCCGCGGTCGCGCCCGAGCCTGGGTCCTGAATGACGGCGTAGATCGTGTCCGTACGGGGCGAGCCGGACGCGCTCGGGATCGAGATGTTCGCGGAGTCGGCCTGGGTTGCGCCGATGTAGGCACCGCCGCCGGAGTCGAGCACGAAGGCCGCGCCGGTCTGGACCTTGACATTGCCGGTCGACGGCGAGACGACCGCCAGCCCGAAGATGACCGCGCCGAGCGAGGAGCTGCTCCGGTAGAACGTCTTCAGCAGGCGCCGAAACTCCTGCCCGTCATAGTTCCCGCCCTGGACAAAGAAGGCCTCGTTCGCCATTGCCGGACCTCCTAGAGACTAGCGGGATAGTAGAGGCACTCAGCATACGAGAGCGCCGGAGCCGCCGCCGGAGACGAACCGTCGGCGTTAAGGTTCTGCGTGAGCTGGAGATAGTTCAGGCCCGGCTCTAGCCGAAGCCAGCGAAGCGGCCCTACGAGCCAGTTGTCGATCGGCGACGCCGGATCGCCGTTGAGCCAAAGCGTCTTCGTCTCACAATTGATCTCGGCGTACTGGCCGTCCGGGATCGTGAGGCCCTGGAATCCCAGGATCCGCGTATCGCCCGAGCCGGGAATGATCCCGCCGTCGTCACCCGCCGAGATCCCGTTCGTCACGACGCGAATCGAGGGATTCTCGACATCACCGCCCTGGGCGTAGATTCGGAAGATAGCTCCGTTTGCCACTGTTCCGGGATAGTTGATAGGCGCACCGTTGCCGATGAAATCCGCCGGGAAACTGATCGGGAACGTCATCGGGAAGCCGATGCCGTCGCCGCCGGAGTCGAAGAAGCCGAAGACGTAGCGGAGGCGACCGTCGCGGGTCGCGCGGTCAGTATCCGTGTCCTCGGAGAACTCCCGGAGGATGCCGCTCGGGCAGGCGAAGTTCATCTGAACGGTACGGATCTCCCGATTCACGCCGTCACTCGTAACGACGGCGACCTGGCCGCGGCCGGAGAGATCTATGCGGTACGGGACGGGATCGCCGGTAAAGCGGACGTAGAGCCAGCTCCGGAAGCCCGGCGCGCTCCAACGGCCCAACTCCTTGACCCAATACGCCGAGCTGTTCTGGGTCGGATCCCAGAGATCCGCGCCGGTCGTCGGAAACCATTCATCCGAGACCGTGAGATTGATCGCGACGGCCCGCGCCCCGAAGAAACGCGTCCGGTCGTCTTCGCCGTTGTCGTTGGAGATCCGCGTCGAGTCGACGTCCGGCGCTGGCGTGCCCAGGTCCAGCCCCGTGTACCAAATAGGCCCAAAGCTCGGGGTCAGCAGGAGCGACCGCACGACGCGCTCGAAGTCCTCGCCCGGTAGCTGGGCGACCTGGACCAGCGCGAGCTCCTGAACGTGGCCGTCAAGCATTGTTCGCGACCTCCGCACCGAAGTTTACCGGCCGGTACGAGGCGCCGCGCGGGAACGCCTCGCCGGTCGGCTGGGGTCGCTGGATCACGGGAGCTGGCGGAATCACGATCGGGTCGGAGGCGTTCGGGTCCAGGGTCCGGAAGGCGAGTGCCGGACTGGCCGCGGCCGAGGCGAACTGGCTCTGTGCCTTGATCGTGACGATGTAGTCGGTCGCGCCGGTCAGCCCAGAGACCGTCGCCGTGTTTCCCGTAACCGTGAGGGTCACGGCGGGCGGCAGGATCGGCGGCGTGATCGTGTTCGGCGGCGTGCCCCAGACGTCCCGGAACGTGTCGGAGAAGCTATCCGTGACGGAGCCGCCCACCCCGTGCGAGATGCCGGTCGGGACCGCGGTCGAGAGCCATACGTCCGAGAAGGTGTTATCGAAGAGGTCGCCGCTACTGACGAGCTGATTGCCGACCGAGACCTTCACGAGATAGCTCGTCGCGTTCGGGATCGCGGTCCAGTCGACCTGGACGGCTGTCGGCGAAAGCACGGTCACCCGTGGATCCGTGACGGGCCCGGCTGGCGGCGGGGCGGTCCCGACGACGACGCTCGCCGGAAGCGAGTCTCCGGCGGCGTTCTCGGCGACGACGGAGAGCGTGTACGTCTGGGTCGGGTCGAGGTTCAGGAACGACCAGGAGAGCGTCGAGGTCGGCTGGAGCGGGCTCGCGTAGGCACCGTTACCGCTCGCGTCGGTGCCGTTGCGGCTCGCCTTGAATCCGGTCAGCGCGGAGGAGCCGATGAACGTCGGAGCCTGCCAGGTGATGACGATGGTCTTACCGTCGACCGAGCGCGTCGCCGCCAGCGAGCCGGGAGATCCGGGCACGACGAACCATGGGTTCGAGACCGGCCCGACCGTGCCGCTCCAGAGACTGCCGAGGAGGGTCGCCGAGCTCGGGAAGTTCTCGATCCGGTGATTGAACGTCGGCGGCGGCGTGACCAGCGGCGGCCCGACGATATCCGAGCCGAAGGCCGTCTTGAATGTCGCCATCGACGCCGCGTGAACGCCGCCGGAGGGCTCGTACGTCCAAGTGCCGGGCACCGGGCTCGTGCCGTTCTGGTAGCTCATGTTCGTAGAGCCCGTGCGGTTCCAATAGAGATACTGGCTATTTTCGTCCGACGTCGTGAGAGTGCCCGTCGAAGGGCCGTTCTGATTGAATTGGATCATGTAGCGCATGCGGTCGATCCGCGAGAGGATCCAGGATGTCATCCGCGGCCACCAGGTCGAGCTATCCGGCAGGCGGTATGCGTTCGCTGACTGGACGATGATCCCGCACTCGGAGAAACCCATAAGGAGCGGAGCGAGACCGGCCGCGGCGCGAGCGGAGTCCCGGCCGACGACAAAGGAGTAGATCCCGTCGAGCATCGGCTGGATTACCGCCCAGGACTGAGCCTCGGTCTGGGTCGAGAATTGGCGGTTATTATAGCGATCGTGCCCGACGATATCAACGTAAGCGTCGCCGGGATAGTTCGAGCCGATCGCGTCGTATCCGACGCCGCCGCCGTTGAACTCCCAGGTGACTCCGGACGTAACCGTGATCCCGTGCGCGCGGGCGTGGAGCACGACATGCACCCAGGCGTCGATGTAGTTCTGGCTCGTCTGACCGTTCTTGTGAACGGACCAGGCGAAGTTACCTAGGGTGCTCTCCCAGCCGAGCCGGATCGTGAGATTGTGCATGTCGCCGCCGCGGGCGACCCAGGCGAGGATCGCATTCCAGACGGCGAGAAATAGGGAGTCGTTCGTACCGGCGATCGTGTCGGCCAGCGTTCCGGACGGGTCCGGGCACAGCGGGAGCCCGAGCACGATATGGCCCTGGAAGCCGTCAAGGGCCTTCATCGTGTTGTCGTAGCCCGTGATGCTGTTTCCGCCAGCGTAATAACCGACGTTGTACGTGCGGCCGGTCAGTGCTTCGAGCTTCGCTTTCTCGACCTGGACGTCGCCCTGGCCCGCGGTTCCGGGAACGTAGCCCATGTAATGAGCCGTGTAGCACACGCGATCCTGAAGCACCATGAGTCAGCTCACCCCGCGAAGTCGACCTGGTAGGGGCAGAATGCCGCGACATACTTCGACGCGATCCAGTCGTGCGTGTTCTGGACGAAAAGCGTGTCGTCGTCGCCGCCGCCGCCGGGCCCGGTAAGCGTGTCCGAGGAAAGGTCGAGCCCCCAGCGCGTGAAGATGAGCGGCCTGTTCTTCGAGCGCCCAAGCGCTTCGAGCCAGTTCAGCCCGTAGGTCTCGGTCAGGAAGTTACTCCAGCGCTGGGCCGCCGTGACCGTTGAGTCCGCGTACTTGTAGTCATAGAGAACGGCGCCGATGTAGTCGACGTTCGCGGCCGTCGGATAGACCGTGCTCGGGTCGATATCAGTCTGGCCGAGGGAAACGCTCCAGCACGTCTGGATACCGGCCGCTTTCATCTTCGCGGCGACCCGGTTCCAGTACGTCAGGAAGCCGCTCGGATTCCCCGAGGCTGGAGCATTCACGCCGGACCAATTGAACTCCGCAGCGATGACGACGATCGACTTCGCAGCCAGGCCCGCGGCGACGATCGCCGAGACGAACTGGTCAGCGTTCGTGTCATACGAGCCCGTGGCGCCGAGCGCGAGCGTCGCGCCGGGCACGCCAGCCGGGACTAGCGGGTACTCGAAGATGAACTTCTGGACCGTCGACGGGAAACCCTGAGCGGTCGCGACCATTCCGGTCACGTCAACCCAGGCGCCTCCGGCGGGCGAGATCTCGACGGCCTCCAGGTGACCGCCGAAGTAGGACGTCGCGAAGGCCGCCGAGGCGCTGGCGCTCAAGCCGCCGACTCCGCGAAGAGTGTTCGCCACTAGCTCACCCGCCCATTGTGTGCCGCGTAGAAGTCGGCCTTCTGCCAGAACATCGCCGCGTCGGTCGCGTCCTGGATCACGACGTCGCCGTGAATGTGCACGCCGCCGCCCGCTACGGTACCCGGCGCGGACCCAGGTCCGGCCGAGCCCGGCCCGTACGAGCCCGCGCCGGCTACCGCGTCAGCGAGACCCTGGGCGGCCCGCACGGCGGCGTGACGCTGGCGCTCGATCCCAACCGCGACGCCCGCCGGAATCTGAGCGGCCAGGTCGGCCATGACAACCGACGGCGAGTGAATGCCGAGCGAGGTCCTGAACGCCGCCGCGAGCTCCTGGCCGAGCGAGTCCATGTAGGCCGTGAGCTCGGCCTGCTTCGACTTCAGGCCGTCGAGGATGCCCTGGGCCGTGTCGACGCCGGTCTGATTGAACCAGCTCGTCGCCTGCTGGCCGAGGGTCGTCGCCGAGGTCTGAAGCTGACCCTGGAGGTCGTTCACGGTCGAGATGTCGCCGAGATCGTTCGCCAGCGCGTGCGCGAAAGCGGCGCCCACGGTCGGGCCCTGGGCCAGGATCTGCTGGAGCGCAGTCTGCCCGAGGCCGTTCGCCTTCAGCGTGTTGATATCCGCCGCGAAGGCCTTCGCGGCGGCGACCGAGCTCGTCAGGTTCGCCACGATGTCAGCGCCGGTCACCGCCCGGCCGTTCTGGGCGGCCGTGAGCAGGTCCTGCTGACGCGCGAGCGCGCCCTGGGCGGCCATAAGGTTCGCGCTGGCCGTAGCGGCTCGGCCCTGGGCATCGGCGAGGTCCTGGGCCGCCTTCGCCGCGTTCGCGGACCCGGCGCCGTACTTCGTCACGGTCGCGTTGTAGATGTCCTGGGCTGTCGTCAGGTCTTCGAGCTGGGCGCTCGCCTTCGTGCCGAAGGCGTTGTCGTACGCGGTCTGGGCGTCCTGGAGCGCCTTCGTCGCGTCGCTGACCGAGGCCGTGAGCGTGTCGACGTTCGCCTGGACGACGATGTTCGCCTGGAGGGCCGTCGTGAAGTCGCCGGTCGCGACGACGGAGGCCTCGACCTGGGCGGCGTAGTCCTTGAACGCCTGACGGGCGGCGTCGAGCTTGCCCTGGGCGTTGCCGATCGCCGTCGTCAGCGTGTCGTTCTGATTCGCGGCCCGCTGGAGCCGGGAGGAGTACGAGAGGATCGAGGCCTCGGCGGCCTTGAAGCCCGCGTTCGTCGTGATAGCGGGCCCGGCCTTCGCCAGCTTGTCGACGGCCGCCTGGGCATCGGCCGCGTTCTTGATCGCGGCCTTAAGGGCCGTGTCGGCGCTCTTCTTGTCCTTCGTCGCGGCGGTCTCGTCCTTCTTGCGCGCCGTCGCCAGCTCAGCCTGGGCCTTCACGTTGTCGGCGACGACCTGGCGGTACGAGTCCCGGAGCCCGGCGAGCTGGTCGATCATGCCCTGGGTCGCCGACGAGATCCCGGACGCGCCGCTCTTGAGCGCCGCCGGGAGGTCGCGCTGGATGAACTGGACGGCCGTCGCCAGGAGGGCGCTCAGGGAGCCCTGGGCGGCGGCCAGCGCGGCCGTGTAGACCGGCGTCGAGCCGAGGCCGCCCGTCGGCAGGTTGAATGCCCTCGGCGGAAGCGGCAGGAGACCCGGCGCGCCACCAGCGGCGAAGCGCGGCGCGTTGATCGCCTCCAGGAGCGCCCGGTTCCGCTCGGTCGCCTTCGCGTTCACGACGAACTCGCCAGCGGACAGGAGCGCCGGGATCATGTCGCCACGCGAGCCGCCAGGTCCGCGGATGAACGACCCATCGGCGTGACGCTGGCCGCTTCCGCCGGGGAACGGCGTCGAGTAGGACGGGACCTGCTGGGAGAAGACCGAGCCGCCGGGCTGAAGGCTCGGGTAGTCGTAGACGATCGCGACGTGCTGGACGGCGTGGCCGGGCGGGATCGGGCCGACGTAGCCGGGCGGGTAGTCGTACTTGATCGGCACCTTGACGCCCTGGCTGGAGACGAAGGCCGTCGCGCCCTTCAGCGTGACGCCGAAGTCGTGCGCGAGCTGGGCGATCCGCTCCGGGCTCGTGTCGAGCTTCGCGGCAATCGAGATCACGTTCGCCTTGCCGCCGAGGGCGAACTGGGCCTGAAGGACCTTCGTGATCGACGGAAGCTCGCGGGAGAGCTTGTCGGTCGGCGAGGCGACGGCGAGCGCGGTCACGCGGGCGAACTGGACGGCCTCGTTCGAGATCCGCTGGAGCGCCTTCGTCGTGCTGTTCGCGAGCGCGATCGTCTTCCCGGAGTGATCGGACAGCAGCGCCCGAAGGATCGGCTCAGCCTTCGTCGGGCCCTCCTGAAGAAGCTCCTGGATCAGCGCCGGATCGAGCCCGCGCTTGATCGCGGAGCCCGTGTCCGTGACGAACTTCTGGGCCGTCGAGAGCGTGTCCTTATACGCCGCCTGGAGCTGTTCGGCGGGCGTCCGAGCGGCGAGCTGGGCCGTCGAGAAGGCCTTCTGGGCCGCGGTCAGCCGGGTCTGAGCGTTCGTCAAGGCCTGCTGCTGAGCGAGCGTCGTCGTGCCTCGCTGGGCGTCGCGAGCCTGGAGCTGGGAGAGCGACGTCTGGCGGGCGACGACGGTCGCCTGGAGCTTGTCGAGCGAACTCTTCGTCTTCGTGGCGCTGACGACCTGGAAGTTTGCCAGGACGTCGGTCGCCGAGCTGAAGGCCTCGCCCGTCTTCTGGGCGACGTTCGCGACGGCCGCGGAAAGCGCCTGCATCGCGAGAACGTCAGCTTTGCCCTGCTGCTGGATCGTGTTCCCGGCGAGCCCGGCCTGCTTATTGATCTCGGCGTACGCCTTCGCGATGAGCTTCTGGTCGGCGATGTCGTTCGGATTGACCGCGAACTGGTCCAGGGAGATCCCGGCCGACTTCGCAATGTCGTCGACTTGCTTTCTCGTCAGCCCGAGATTGTAGGCAATCTGAGCATAGTTGTCGGAAACGCTCGCCTGAGCCAGCTTCAGGTCCTTAAGGGCCGAAGTCTGGGCCTTGATCGCATCCTTCTCGGACTGAATACTGTTCGACTTGAACGGGTTTATGACCTGGCCGATATTGGCGACCGTGCCGAGGAAACCCTTCCCGCCGCCGGTCTCTCCGGCCAGTTCCGTTTTCGCATCCTTGACGCTCTGAGTAACGGCATCGATCGAGGCCTGGGCCTTCTTTGTGTCAAAGGCGTTGAAGTTGTCCTTGATCGACTGAACGGCCTTATCTGCCTTCGCGCTCTCATTCGAGAGCACGGTCATGTATCCGGCGACTCCAGCGACGGCAACGCCCGCCGCGATCGCGTACGGGTTCGCCGAGGCGAAACTAGAGCCCAGGCCCTTGATCTTCCCGCCGAGCCCGGTCAGGAGAGGCGCGAGCTTGACGACGGAGAGCAGCCCGACGCCCAGAGTCACGATGTAGGGATTCACGTGATCGGCCGCGACGACGAGCTTCGCCAGGTCGTCGACGAGCTGGAGCAGGATCGAGCCGACCGGGAGCGCGTCCTTCAGGATCACGCCGAGCGCCGAGCCGATGTCGCCGATCGTGTGAACGACGATCGGGCCCTCGGTCCTGATATAGGAGACGAAGCCCTTAAAGCCCGCACTCTGGCCATCGTTCGCGAAACCGCGGGTCATCGACTCCAGACCGGCCTCGAACTGATGCGTCACGGGCAGGAACGTCACCAGGAGTCCGGCGAGCCCGTGAACGATGTTGCCCAGGTCCGCGGATAGCGTGCGGATCGCCGGCCCCGTCTCCTTCGAGATGACCTGGCCGAAGCTACGCCAGTACGGCGAGCCGAGCGCCCGGCCCACGTTGTCCTCGACGCCCTTCAGCGCGCCCGCCGCGGAGAGCGCGAGCGGCTGGACGTAGGAGAGCCCTTGCCTACCGATCGCTAGCGCTCCGTTGAAGACGACCAGGACCTGCGGCTCGATCGCCTTATTCAGCGCGAGCCAGTCCTTCCGTAGGCGCTGGGCGCCGAGGGCGACGCCGACCTGATTCTGGTCGACGGCCTTGTACGCCGCCGCGAGCGCCTTCAGCGCCGAGGCCCGCTGGGCGGGAGTCGTCGCGGCGTCGAGCGCGGCCTGGGCCTTCGCGACGCCCTGCATCGATTTCTGGATCTCGCCGAACTGGGTCTTCGCCACGCCCGCGAACGCACCGAGGCCGAGCGCCGATGCTGTCGCGCTCGCGCCGATCGCGCCGATGCCCGCGGCCGTCGCGGCGAGGATCGGGACGAGGGCCGGAGACAGGCCCAGGAGCACGCCCAGCGCGCCGCCAGCCGCGCCGCCGGAGCCGCCTGACGTATTGACGCCGACCCGCTGGGTCGAGCTGAGCGAGGCGATCTTCGCCTTCAGCCTGTCGATCTCCAGCCCGGCCGCGGTCGTGTCGACGTCGACGTCGATCTTCGCCTTGCGATCACGGGTCAGCGTGTCGATCTTGCGTCTCGCGGCCGTCGTGTCGACGTCAATCTTGATCTTGACGGACCGCTGGGCGGCCTTCGCCAGCGCCGCGTCGAGCTCGGCGAAGAACGGCTTATCGTCCAGGTGGAGATCGGCGAAGAGGTCGGCCACCTTTATGGCACTCGCCTCCTCACCGATTGGTCATCCGGGCCAGGTTAGCGTTGTTCAGCTTCGCCTGGTCGATCCGCTCCTGGGACACGGCGATTTTCTCGCCCTTGTAGTTCGTGACGTACTTGACCGGCGGCGGCGGCGGCTTCCCGATCGTCGCGAGCTGGTCGTCGAACGCCTTCTTCTGATCTTCGTTCATGTTCTCGGTAATGAGCGCGTAAGCGATGGCGAGGAACATCTCATAGTCCATCGCCGTAAAGAGACTCGCGGGAGACTGGCCGAGGCGAGCTAACCCTCCTCGGACCAGCTCCCGGAGCATTACCGGCTTTCCGGGGCCGACCGCCCAACGGGCGAGAACAGTCCCGGCTAGGTAGGGCTCCCTGGCGAGTAGCTTCCCAGAAGGTCCTCGATCGCTTGAATGACCTCGCGAGGCTCCAACTCGTCACACGCATCCCAGACCGGCTCGAAGTCGCCGTCCAGCGGCTTGACCATCTTCAGCAGGAGATGGTGATACATCTCTAGTGAAGTGACTTCAGCCGTCGCGTGCTTGAGATAGGTGCCCATCGGCAAGTGCTCGACGCAGGGGAAGGAAACGGAGCCGAGCTTCAGGACGTGCGCCGTCCCCTGAACCTCGCCCTTCGCGATCTCGGTCTTCTCAACCGCGACCGGAAGGGCCTCCGTCCCCTCCGTCACGAGAGCAGGCCGTTATCGATGATGTTGTACGCGTCCTTACCGCCTGCGATCGTCGAGTCGCTGTTCTCCTCAACGTCGAAGCTGACGGCGATCGACGCCGGAGTCGTGCCCTTCTGGCGCGGGATCGTGATGGTTCCGCCACCGAAGCACTTCACCAGGACCTGGGCCTCTAGGAGATCGACCGCGACCCAGAGGATCGAGAAGCGGTCGGTTCCACCCTCCTTCGGCCAGGCGAAGGTCGTGTCATCGGTCGACGCCACGATCGCCGAGCTCGGGCTGTTCGTCGCCAGCCGGAGGTTCTCCAGGTTCATCTGAGCCATGTCGAACGCCATCGTCATCGCGACGTCGGTCACGACATGCTTCAGCGGGCGGAGGCGCTCGGCGACGGAGACCGCGCCGGTCGTCTGAGCGTAGGTCACAGTCGAGCCGCCGGTCGTGTAACCGACGTCACGCCAGGCCGCGTCCAGGGTCCCCAGGTCGACGAGATGGGCCGGGCAGGCGGTCCCGTACGGCGCGACCAGGATCTGGCCCGCGCCGACCCGGACCTGATCGCTGTTGCCGGTCGTCTGACCGGTAGCTGCAATGGTCATGTGAGCTTTCCCTTCGTGTGGTCGCTACGCCGCGAGCGCGGTGGAGCGGATCGGTACGACAGCCGTAGTCACGTAACGCGCCCGCCCGTCGGAGTACGGCGACCAGAGCGAACTCTCGATCGTGCATCCGAGGCCGCGCACCCCAGGAGCGAGGAGCGCGCCTTGCATCTGCCAGAGCACGCCGAGGAGCGCGACCTGGACATCCATCGCCGACTGGCGAGAGCCAGTCGACTTGCCCAGGACGTCGAAGCCGAAAACAACGGCGTCCGTAGGCATGTACGGGTCGATTCGACCGCCAGCGCGGTAGACGACCACACAGGGAAGGGCTGGGTCTGGGTCGAGGTCGATCTCATTCGAGGTCGCGCCCCAGGCCGTCAATGCGTCGACGAGCGCCGTCCGAGCGCGGAGCCAGGTCCGGAGACCTAGCTCGGCGTTCGGAAACAATGGCGTCGTCACGGGTGAGATCCTACCGGTAATGGAGCGCGGCTGGCCGAAGGTATGGCCGCGGGGCGACAAACGTCGGCGGGCTGGCCGTCGTGCGGTGGCCGCCCTCGACATACCAGGCGTAATCGACCGTCTTCTTGCCGCTCGGATCGCCCGTGTACGGATAGTCCGGACCGCCGAAGGCGACGCGCCAGTCGTCCTCGGCCGCGGTCGCGCCGGCCTCGTGCTCGACGCGCCCGCTGTTCGCCAGGCTCTCCGTGTCGCGCGGGACCAGGACCAGCGCCTCGCGGAGGATCTCGTCGGCGATCGAGGTCACGACGGGAACGACGTCCTGGCGCTTCCAGTCCTCGACCTTGCCCTTGTCGATCGAGTAATGGCCCATGGTCAGGTCCTCGCGATCTCGCGGAGCTGGGCCTGCCAGTGACCGATGATCGGCCGGAGCCGCGCGGAGACGACGATCCAGGTCCCGCCGTCGCCCCCCTGGTCGCTCACGACGTCGCCGGGCAGGAGTCGACCGGAGAAGACGTCCAGCGCAAGCGGAAGGATCGTTGTCGTCGCGGTGCCCTCGGCGGTCGTCACGCGCGAACCCGAGCCGACCGATAGGTGCCCTGGGACGTCGGCCGCGATGACACCGGGCGTGCCGGGCTCCCAGCGCTCCGCGCCCGTGGCGTTGCGGCTGACCGTGAAGCGCGACGTCGCCAGCGGAAGGGTCACGTCCGGGTCGCATCCGCCGGGCGGTACGCCTGGATCAGCGGCATGACGTCGAGCGGGATGACGCTCGTGCCCAGCGCGCGGGCGAGCGTGATCGAGACGTCGCCGACCGTGATGCCCTTCGTGCCCGCGGGCGCCTGGGCCAGGAGGCCGCCGGAGCCGGGCAGGAGGGTCTTCACGAGCCGTACGATCGCCAGCTTGAGCGGGTAGGGCGCGGTCGTGTCGTCGTAGCCGCCCGTGTAGCTGACCAGCGCTCGGCGCGGGCAGAGCCCGACGTAGGCGCCGCCGCTCCAGCTCGGGTAACCGAAGCCGGGAAGCGGGTCGACGTAATGCACGAGGCTCGTGCCGGTCGGCCGGAACTTCTTCGCCGTGACGAAGCCGGGCGTCGCCGAGTCGATCGGGATGGCGGTCGGATAGACCAGGTTGTCGTTCCAGACTTCGAGCTCCTCCTGCTGCGCGGCGAGCTCAAGCTGGCCGACCCGGCCCAGTTCCAGCTCGACGAGGCCCTGGGCGACCGGGAGCAACGCCGTGACCGTGTTGTCCGGCGTGTCGGCGTCCTGGCCGAGCGCTCGATAGTCGGCCAGGGTCACGAGCGTCACGGTCAGGCCGTCTCGGCGGGCGTCTCTGCGGCGACCTCGACCGGCGTCGCGGCGGCGGTACGGGCCGCTTCCGCGGCGGCGATTTCGGCGGCCACGCGGTCCTGCTCGGCCTTCGCTTCGGCGGCCATGCGATCTCCTTCGGCCTTCGCGGCCTTCTTCTCGGCGGCGGTCGGCTCGGGTAGCTCGACGACCACGGTCGGCTGGACCTTCGTCAGCGCGTAGACGTCGGCCGCGTCCGGGATGCTCTCGTCCTTCGTGCCGTCGGCGAGGATGCCGAACTGGGCCGCGTATTCGTCGGTCAGCTCGTCGCCGGGCGTCGCGACCAGCGTCCCGTTCCGGATGATGCGCTGGGTCGAGATGACGGTCATACCAGTCCCCATTCCGCCGCTTGCGCGGGCGTGATGTAGTCCCCAGGCGTCGCCCGGAGGATGCCGCCGAAGACGACTCTCGTCGAGACTAGGACGGTCGCCTCCGGATCGCGAGCTGGCGCGCCCCACTCGGCGTACGGCAGGAACACGGCCGGGCCGCTCGTCGCGAGCCAGCTCGGCTCGCACTTGTCGCCGGTCACGCACTCGTGAAGCGGCGGCTGGCCGTAGACGTCGTGCGAGCGGCGCTCGCTGAGCAGGGTCACGGGAGCACGCGCGCGACGTGAGGCGTCTCCGTGTCCTCCGGGACAGTGAGCGCGATCGCCAAGTTCCCGTACATCAGAAACGACTGGAGCCCGCGCATTGCGAGGGTCTTCTCCGGGCCGTCCGGGATGAGATCCCAGGCCGCCTCGGCCGTGCCCGCGGCCAGCTTGCGGAGGGCGTCGAAGCGCGGCGCGGTCTCCGGCGTAGCCGGGTGATAGGCGAGCTGGTCCTTCACGTCTTCGAGCGTCCGCACGATGCGCCTCCTGGTGAGTGACTAGGCGTCAGCGTAGCGCGCGAGGATCTCCCGAGCCCACGCTACGAGGTCCGGCACGCGCTGGCCCTTCGGCTGGCTCGTGACCCAGAGCTCCAGATTCTCGTCTCGGTTGTCATCCTTCACGCCGTTCACGTGGTGAACGTTCTCGCCGGGCAGGAGCGCACGGCCGAGCCGCCGCTCCATCACGACGCGGTGCTGAGCCTGCCAACCGTTCGGCGTCTTCTCGGTCACATAGCCTTCGGCGTCCGGCCGTGCTGTACCGATCGGGAAGTTTCGCCGACCCGGACGACCGTCCTCGATCAACGAGAGGCCGTAACAGTCTTTCGAGCAAAAGACGCGCGGACGCATATCTGAGACGCGCCGATGGACCGGCGTTTTGCACGTCCAGCACTCAACGATCTTCCAGTGAGCCTTTAGCACGCCCTTATCGACGCGAGGCGCTCGCTTCGGCTTATCGGGGTCGGCGTCACGACAGGCGAGGGAGCAATACAAACGGCCGCTCTTCGAGGCACGAAGAGCGGCCGGAGACCGAGAGAAGACTCGGGAGCATGAACTTTTCATGCTCGAATGCTTCATGCTCCCGAGTCTGCTTCATTGTCTAACTTAGCGCAACGCTGACGAAGAAGTCGGGACGGAAGACCATGAGCCCGACCCGCTTCTCCGCGAGAATCGCGATCTTGTTCGTGGTGAAGTAGTCCAGGTGCTGGTCGCCGATCCGGATCACGACGCCCTCGCGGTCGAGGATCATCGCGCCGCGGGAGTCACCGACGAGTGCCGACCCGCGGGCCATGGCGTTCGTCCGCTTGACGTTGACGCCCCAGAGCCCGGCCGGAGGCACGCCGAACGGTGCGGCGTTTGTGAGCGCCTCGCCGTCGAAGCGGGTCGCGTTGCGGGTGGTCTGGATCTGCCAGAAGTCGAGCGTGTTCATGACCTGGAAGTCGGCCTGGCCCTCGATGTTCTCCAGGACGCCCTGGGCGAGCCCGAGCGACGTCAGCGCGTCACTGGTGAACGCCTGAGTCTGGAGGCCCGTCGTGTTCAGCAGGCCGCGGATCTCCGGATCGGTGCCGGAGCCGGAGAGCAGGCCGCGGTCCTCGCGGAAGCTGACAGAGTTCTGGAGGAAGTTGTCGATCAGTCCGCGCATGAGCGGGACGTCGGCCAGGAGCTCGTACGTGGCCGGGATCCAGCCCGCGATCTTCTCGATTGTGGCGCGCGCCGGGACCCAGTTCATCGCCAGCTCGGGCTTCTGCCCGGCCTCCAGGACCCAGCCAGCTCCGGCCACGTTCGACAGGTAGCTCTGCTCCTGGATGTAGGGGACGATTGACAGCGAGGTCGACGTGCTCGGGAGGATGTCCCGCATGAACTGCATCGGCCGGATCTGGGTGACCGGCGGGATGTAGGGCGTGCCGAGCGGCGCGAGGAGCCCGGCGCCGGAGGCGCTCGGGGCCGCGATGTACGAGCCCGTGTTCGTCATGAGCGTACGAACTTCGTACTCGTAGTGGCCGCCCGAGCTCTTGCGGAACTCCACATAGCCGTCGGACCGGGTGAAGTCCTCGCCGGGCGAGTAGCTTCCGGCGCGGCTCTCGCCGAGGAGTGCGCCGCGCGGGCCGTCGCCGGGCTCGCCGAGGGTCTCGTCATACTCGGCGCGCTGGGTGACCAGGAACAGCGTGTCGAGGGCCTGGAGGTCCAGGAGGTCGCGGCGCAGAGCGTCGCGGTCGTCCTCGCTCCGGGCGTCGCCCCTCGCGATGGCGGCGTCGGTGCGCTCGGCCAGCGCAAGGAGATCTTGGCGGATCTCGGCGGCCGGGCGGCGGGTGATCGTGTCGGTGTTAGCGGTCTTGTGTGCCATGGCGGCGGCCCTCCTGGGCGCGTCGTTGGGAAGCTCGAAACGCGCGAGAGCGCGGAGCCTTGACGTGCCCGACCGCATATAGCATTCGGCTTCAGCCGATCGGAACTAGGCCAGACTAGACCGTCGCTTCCGTTGATTCAAGCGCTGTTCGCCATAGGTCGCCCAGCGGACGTTCCCCGGAGCATACGGGCCGTCATTGTCGATCCGATCGAGAGTCGAGCCAGACGGGCACGGACCCAGGTTTCCGTTGATCCAGTCGCGGAAGCCCGCATAGGCCTGCCAGCTCGGGTCGACCGTAATCCCGCGTCCGCCATACTCGGGCCATTGTCGATAGGAAGGATTTTGGCAACGCCGGAGCATGTCCTTCCAGCGGATATAGTTCGGTGTCCGGCTCTCGCCATGATGGTCCGTAGAAGCTCCGCCTGCCCGCTCTCGCTGAAGACATGAGCAAGAGCGGGTGTGACCGCCCAGGAGATCGCCGATCGCCACCAGACGCTCCTCGCCACACTCACAACGCACCCGCGCGGCGCGCTTCTCGGCGGCGTAGACCGTGAAGCCGAGCTGGACGACGGTCAGCCGCTCGAAGCGGTCGCCGACATGGATAGCGCGTGTTGGCTTAGGCATGCGCCCAGTCTAACAGACAATCCGCTTCCTAGAGGCGCCGGGCCAGGAACACGACCAGGAGCACGAGAACGACGACGACGAGCACGCCTCCGAGAGTCAGAGTCATACCCCGTTCGATTCCCGCTAGGCGAGCTGGGCAACCTCACTTGACAGTCATCCAGTCTCGGCCTAGTGTGGTCTCACCAGCTAGTCCGCCTCGACCGAGGAGCCCACCGTGAACGCTACCGTCACCCAGTCAGTCCCCACCTTCCAGGAGATCACCTTTACGAAGCCGAGCGAGGGCATGGCCCGCGAGAGCGCCGAGCGCTGGGCGGCGTTCGCCGCCGGGATCAGGGACGAGCGAGCCGCCGCATCTCGCGCCGAGGCCGACATCAAGCACGTCGGCGGCGTCACCTGGTACGACGCGCCGAAGCCGCGGCGCTGGCATCGTTGCAAAGTCCAGACGTCCGGCTGGATCGGGTTCGATCTCGTGGAGCGCTGCGCGTGCGGAGCGATCCGCCGCAACGGCCGCGGCGGCTGGTTCGAGCGGAACAGTCGCACTCACTAGGAACGACGAAGCGCCGCCGCGGAGCCCAGGGGAGGGAACGCGGCGGCGCTTCTGGGTCGTGCCCGGCCGATCTCAAATACGGTCGGGACCGACGATTTAGCGGACGTCCAGGCCGACCGTACGGCCGACCCAGGTCGCCGCGTCGAAGCACTCGAAGATGAACACGTCCTTCTTGCCCGCGGCCGTGGAAAGCGTCGGCGCGGTGCCGCCCGCCCACTTCACCGCGGCGGGCCAGGTCACCGTGCGCGAGCCGGTCGCGTCCTGGGTGAGCTGGACGACGAGCTCGTGGCCGGCGATCGCGGTCGGGAAGACCGGCGTCGCGTTCGCGGTCAAGGTCAGGAGCTGGACAGCGCCCGCGTGCGGCGAGACCAGCGTCGGAGTCGCTCCGGCCGTCGCGTTCGTGACGACACTCTTCGTGATGAAACCGCTCATGTTTTTGCCTCCAGCTAGGGTCTTGCGTGGGCCTGGACCTTACGGGTTGTTAGTCCAGGAGAAGTTATCGAATGCGGCATTCGCGGAGTTGTAGTTAAACAGGCCGTGCTTCGTGCCGGTATAGGTGGCGTCGACGGCCCGGCAGACTGTGACTCCGTTCACCTTCCCGATCAGCGTCGATCCCGACATGACGAGCGAAAGGACATCGCCGGGATTGAGGGTCATTGTCGGAGAAGTTGACAGGGTAGTGAATGCGTTCGTGCCCGTACGCTTCTTCAGTTGGGCGATTCCGCTACCGATGTAGAAGAGATATCCGTCGGCGTCGGTCGTGCATCGCCCGGCGAGGCCCTGGACGCCCGTAGTCGTGACCAGCGCGACCGATAGCGTGCCGTCCGAGTGCGAGTCGGAGACCAGCGTGTCGCCGCCGCCGGTCGGGACCGTGTTGACGACCGTATTCGAGGAGATGACCCACGTCGAGCTCGCGGAGTTGACCCAGGCAAGAGCGCCCGTGTCGGTCGAGCCAATCGCACCGTTCGCGCGATTGAACGTGTCGGCGATGGTGAACGGCGAGCCCGCGCCGGAGGCGATGACGGCCGGGCCCGTGTACCCGGCGATCGTCAGCGCGTTGATCATGTTCAGGCCCTGGGCGTACACCTGGGCGTTAACCGCGGCCTCCACGGCGTCCGTGATGAGCTTGTGTCCTAGGTCGTTCGGGTGGATCCCGTCGGGCCCGTAGATGCCCGCTCCGTAGCCGGGCATCGCGGCCATGTCGACCGTGACGATGCCTGGGAACGTCGCCGCGACGGCGACCATCGCCGGGAGGTACGTCCCCGTGAGCAAGCTGACCTGGGTCGTCGTCTGCGCCGGAGCTGGCGCCTCCTTGAGCCACATGACCAGCGGCGGGTTCGGGTTCGGGACCAGGAGGCCCGTGATCGTCACGCTCGGAGTGCCGCCCGTGACGGTCAGCCGGACGACGTGATCTCCTGGGCCATGACCCTTCAGGTCGAGCACGCCGGAGAAGTTCTGCTTCCAGCCGCCGACGTTCACGGTCTCGCCCGTGCTCGCCGTGAGAGTGCCGCCCGCGGCCGTCGTGAAGTTCACCCGGACCTGGGCCGCGTCACCCGTGAAGGCGACGTCGACGAAGGAGCTCGCGGTCGTTGTAGCGCCGGTCGTCCAGCCCGAGCCGAAGGAGAAGGCCGGGTCCGTGACCGGAAGAAGCCAGCCCGCCTGAAGCCAGGCGAGCATCGCCCGAAAACACTCCGCGCACGTCGCCGCGCCGGGAACGTCGCCGTAAGTGCCGACGTCGTTGTAAGAGCAAGTGACCAGCGCGGCGCCGCGAGTACCGGCGGGCCAGTTCCCCTGGACGTTTGACAGGACCTGATCGGACCGCCAGCCGCCTATTCCGCGGTTCGTCATGGAGACCGGCTTAAGCCTGTTCTGTAGGCGGTTCATGAACGGGGTATTCGTGTCGACGTTCTGGCCCAGGACGTAGGAGTGACCGAAGCCGGTCAACGCGACAGATTCGATAGCCCTCGAAGGGGCGACCGCGACAGAACCGCCGCCGCCCGGCGGCTTGGGACGGATCGACATGACTCAGGCTCCAGTCTGGAGAGTCGTGACGGTGGCCGTCGAACTAGCGGCGATGGCGTAGACGAGCTCGCCGCCAGCCAGGTCGAAGGCGAGCGGGAGCATGGCCGACGTGATGAGCGCGCCGTTCGAGCTCGTGACGTCGGAGCCGCCCAGGTAGAAGCTCTGATCGGTCGCGAGGATCGAGAAGCTCGATCCTGACTGACCGTCACGACCGTCTGGGCTCACGCCGAGCTGGACCGCAGCTCCGCTGGTGACTGTGTTCTGCCTGCCCTTGACCGCCATGCCGTTCCCCGATCGTTAGATGTGCCGTCAGCGTACCGTGCGACTAGTGCGGGCCCACGTAAGCCGTGATGGTCACGAAGCCGTTTCCTCCCGAGCCGCCAGCTCCGGAGTTGCCTACGGAGTCCACGCCCGCGCCGCCTCCGCCGCCTCCGCCGCCCGCGGCGGCGTTACCGCCAGCCCAGGCCGCGCCCGCGGTGTTCGAGGCGCCGCCACCGCCGCCGCCGCCGGGAAGGCTCGCGCCGACCGGAGTCGAAGCGTTCCCACCAGCCAGCCCAGCTCCGGCCGTGCCGCCCGTCGAGCCGCCGACACGGGACGTGATCCCAGCGCCGCCGCCGCTCGCCGCGTTGGCCGTCGTGATGCCGCCACCAGGGCCGCCAGGGCCCGCGACGCCGGTCGAGCTCCCGGACGTACCGGCGAGACCGCTTATGCTGGCAGACGAGCCGGAGACGGCCGTAGAAGTGCCAGGGCCGGAGAAGCCAGCCGTGCCGCCCGCACCCGAGCCGCCACCCGTGCCGCCGCCGCCGTTGCCCGGGTGGATCGCACCCGGCGCAGCGAAGTAGCTTTCCGTCCCGGACGTCCCGCTCGCGCCGTCCGTGGAGTTCGTCGCCTGGGCTGCTGCTCCGGCGCCGCCCGTGCCCACGAAGACGGGAATCGTCGCCGGAGGGCCCGCGGTGCCGTAGGAGGTCACCAGGGCGGCCATGTCGGCCGCGGTCAAGGTCAAGTGAATCCAGCCGCCGGGTCCGCCGGGTCCGCCGCCGACGCGCGCCGAGGCCGCCGCGCCCTTACGGCCGGCGCCTCCGCCGCCTCCGCCGCTCTGGACGTATATGTCGAAGAGCGTCGCGCCGGTCGGGATCGTGTAGCTCCCCAGGCCTGGCGTCGAGAAGACCGTGCTCGTCGTCGTTCCGCCGAGCGCCTTCGCGGCGGGCCAGACGCCCGCGGCCTTCGGGCCGTAAACGGTCCCGTTCGGCAGGTCGACCGCATAGTCCCCGTTCGCGCCGACGCCGTTCGAGGGCGCGCCGGACGTCGCCAGCCAGGCCGAGCCGTTCGTACCGGCCGCGCCGGTCGCTCCAGCGGCCCCAGCCGCGCCCGTGGCTCCGGTTGGCCCAGTCGGGCCGGTTGGCCCAGTCGGGCCGGTTGACCCAGTCGGGCCGGGCGTGCCAGCTCCTGCCGCGCCGCCGCCTACCGTGATCCGGCCCATCAGACACCGACCTCGACGACGTGAGCCGTACCGGCACCCGCCGCGATGGCCCAGACGTGATCGCCCGAGGAGAGATCGAAGCCGATCCCGGAGCCCGACGGGATCTTCGCGCCGGTCGAGGTCGTGACGGCGGACGTCGCGCCCAGGAACACGTCGACCGTCACGGTCGTGATCGCGAGCGAGCGCCCGCCGGTCGTGTCGGCCTCGGCTAGCGCCGTCAGCTCGACGGCGGCCGTGCCGACCGTGACCTGCTCTCCTCGGAAAGCCATGCGGAGCTCCTTAAGCGACGGCGGCCCAGCCACCGGAAGCGGTCGACGTCGCGGTTGCGAGGTTGATCGTGCTGGGGAGCGAGGTCTGGCCGCCGGTCGTGTACGAGCACGAGCGGTACTGACCGGCCGAAAGGTTCCAGTTCCGAGCGACATTGTTCGAGCTGACCCGCGCCAACGCCGGGCCCGTCGTGCCGTTCCAGAGCACGCCGACATAGATCCGGTCCCCGGCCGCTACGGTCAGGTTCTGACCGGCGACGGTCGTCGCGATCGCGGGCGTCTTCGGGCCAATCGATGTGAAGTTCGTCCCCTGGTCGGCCGTGTACCCGACCAGCGTCGCGGTCGTGCCCGAGACTTTGTAGACGCCCAGGACGTTCTGGCTGGCCGTCGGCGTGACGGCCGCGGTCGTGACGTCATAGTGGATCGCGGCCATCGTGCCGCCGTCCGGCATGAGGATTTCCCAGAGCCCGACCGAGCCGGACGTAAGCGTCGAGGTCGCGTTCGCGATCAGGCCGGGGTCGTCGGTCCAGCCGAGGAGCCCGTGATCGGCCGGAGTGTAGAAGCGGCGCGCGTGCTTGTGATCAGAGCGGGCCGCGGTCGTGCCCGTGCCGACGGCGGCGACGATGACCTTCTGGGCGTTGTTGTCGACCGGCGCCGTGGTCGCGACGACGACGCCCGCGTGCGTGTGATCGCCGCGCGCCCAGGTGGTCGTCGACGTGCCGGGCGAGCCGCTCGCGGCGATTGCCGGAGGCGAGCTGGTCGCCAGGTCCGGGAGGCCGTTGAGATAGATCGCGATGGCGTCGAAGAAGCTCAGCGCGCCGGAATCGCCTTCGTTGATCGTGGTATCCAGCGCGGGAGAGATTCCCATGGTCAGCCCTTCGTCAGCGAGTAACGGAGTCGACAGCGGCAGTTGGCGGCCAGCTCCGGCGGTGCCAGCGTATCGCCCGGCCAGCGCATCGGCACGCCCGCCACGTCGAACGGCTCGCCGAGCGGGCGCTTCTGGCCCTCGACGGCGGCGTGAGCCGGGCGCACCTTCGCGTCGCCGCGGGTCTTCCAGGTCCGCGCTATCGCGTACGGCGTGTGGTCTTCGACCTGGACCGCCGCCGAGATCGCGGCCTCGCGCGCAGCGTTCTGGGTGAACGTCGCGGCCTGGATCGAGACGCCGACGGCCCAGCGCTTCAGCATGTCCAGGCGCTCCTGGCGAACGACGAGCCGCTCGCGGGCGCTGGCGGCCGCGGCGAGGGCGTGCCGGGCCTGGGCGGCCTCGTACGCGGCGCCGGAGCCGACCAGCTTCGCCACGCTCGCGACGATCCCGGCAGTGTCAAGCGCCGTGCCCGCGGCCTTCAGGCCGAGGTCGGCGACGGCCTTACCGGCGGCCAGCGTGGCCGCTCCGGCGATGATCGGCAGGAGCACGGCGGCGACCTGGGCCGTCTTGTGCTTCTCGTCGGCCTGCCGGCTCGGGTCGACCGACTGGTCGGCTCGGGTCGAGCCGGCGCCGAGCCAGCCCTCTAGGAGCGGGTCGAGCGCCGCGGCGATGGCGTGCTCCAGCCGTTCGAGGTCGATGTCGTTCGTCTCGGAAGTACCAGACCTCACGTCGGAGAAGGCTCCGTCTCGGGCTCGCGGTCCGAGCGCCCGCCGGACTCGCCGGGCACGTGGCCGGGTCGCGCGCCGGTCGCGAGAACGTGGAGGTTCGCACAGTAGCCCTTCAGCTCCTTGGCCGGGACGTACTTGCCCAGCTCGGCCTCGCAACGCGCGAAGTCGCCGTCGGTGCCCCAGCCGATCTTCGGAGCGCCCTTGCCCTTCGTCCAGTAGGTCTTCAGGTGAGCCGAGCTGGCCGCGCCCGTGCCGACGGCTCGGTACTCGCTCATGCCGATCAGCTTGTCGGCGCGCATGAGGAGCCAAGCGTCCTCGACGTCGGCACGGGTCAGCTCGGTCGGCTCGATCAGCTCGGGGGAAGTCGAGCTGATCGCCTCGTCGTCAGCCTCGCCGTTGCGGGTCTCGATCGCTTCCAGCGCGTCGCGGAGCGTGATCGTCTTCGCGGCGAGCTTCGTCAGGAGATCCGCGGCCGTGACCTTCAGGATCGCCGCGCCGTCGGCCGAGCGCACGGAGAGCACGCCCGCGCCGGGCACCGCGCCGACCAGGACCGGGGACACTTCGTCGAGCCGGGCGCGGGTCATCCGCTCGCGCTCGCCCTCGATCTTCGCCGCGGCGGCGCGCGTGTCGGACCAGCCGCCGGGCTGACGCTTGAAGCCGAAGCTCGTATCGCGCAAATGACCGTCGCGAATCAGGCTCCAGGCCATCTTCGCGTCGGGAACCTCGTCGATGTTCGCGAACTGGACCAGCCCGTCGAGCCCGTCGGCGCGCTCCGTGTGCTCCTTCAGCGAGCCGATGATCCGCTCCCAGTTGTGCGCGTACGCCGCCGCCGGGCGCGGGTTCGAGCGAAGCGAGTCGGAGAAGACGCCGGGTTCCCAGACCGAGCCGTAGGAATCGGCCCGTTTCATCGGACCGCCGGAGTAGTTCACGATCCGGAGCGAGAAGGTGTGATCGCCAGGATTGACCTCCTGGATCTGCCCCAGGGCGGCCTCGGCGCGGTACTCAAGGGTCGTCATGGCGCGGTCTCCAGCTCTAGGCGGGCCTGGTCGAGGTCGATCTGTCCGGCGGCGAAGCGTGTCAGCAGGTCGCGGACGGTCTCGACCTGGGCGCTCGGCTGGAGCGAGCGTACGGCGTCGTCCCAGACGTCGACGATGATCGAGCTGGACACGCCGTCGCCGCGGAGCCAGTCGGCGGCGCCATCCAGCCCGCGCTCGACGTCGCGGAGCCCGGCGGCGAGCCGCACGAGTTGAGCCGTCACGCGAGCCTCGGCGAACGCGGAAGCACGAGCCGACGCCCAGGCTTCCAGGTCCGCCGCGGAGTCAGGCACGACGCCGAGCGCCAGCTCAGCGGAAGCGGCGACGGCGTAGAAGACCGGCGCGACCGCGGCGCGCGTCGCCTCGGTCCAGAACGCGGGCTCGTAGAGTGCATCGGCGCGGACCTCACCATCTCGTAGGAGCTGCTGGCCGCGCTTACCCTGGGCGCGGGCCTGGGTCGAGGTCACGGCTCGGGCGTCCAGGTCGCCGAGCTGCTGGCCGAGCATCGCCGTGTACCGCTTCGCGACGGCCTCCCGATGCTTCACCAGGACGTCGGCGAGCGAGCCCGCGGCATGATGGCCCGAGCTGACGTGATCGTGGCCCTCCGGCCCCGCGTGGCGCTTGGCTGGCTTCGCGCCAAACTTCTTGATCGCCGCTAGATGTTTCGGGCTGTTCGTGCCGTGCATCATCTCGGCCGCCTCGATCAGCGAGATACGACCCTTGACCTCGCCGTCCGCGGAATGCACGAGGATCTTCTTCGGCGCTCCGTGACTATCGAGCCCCCACTCACCGGTCAGCGGGTTTCGCGGCTCGTTCGGGTCGAAGTGACGCGCCTCCTCGGTCTCAATCAGGCCGAGGTCCTCGCGGCTCATCCCGTGCCGGTCGGCGCCGACGTTGCAGACCTCGCACGGCGCGCCGGCGTCGTCCTCGAGGTCGTCCTCGCTCCCGGTCCACTCGTGCGCCGGGATGATGCGCCACTCGCCGCTCTCCGAGCGCTTCGCCGTACGAGGCGCCGGCGCCGGCGAGCCGTTGCCCGTGCTCGCGTTCGCGGCCGCGTCCGAGGCGACCGGCGTCGACTTCGCGCTCGCCTCGGACTCGATCCCAGGCTTTGCGGCGCCCGCGTGACCGATCGACGGATTGATCCCGGAAGCGGGCAGGCGGCCGAGCGAGTCGCCGGGCGGCGGTAGCAAGAGCGGCGTCGCCATCTTCGCGTCGGCCTCCTTCTCGGCCTCCAGCGCCTTGAGGTCGACCGGGCCGAGCCCGGCGAACATGCGGCGCTCGTCGCGGAGCATGTCGCCCTCGATCGCGGCGAAGTTGACACCCTCGCTCATCCGCGGCTTCAGCGAGCGGACGCCGGAGAGATCGAACCATCCGAGGAGGCCGTCGTCGAACTTCGGTGCCAGCTCGCGGTTCACGATGTCGGCGAGCTCGCGGGCCAGCGGGAGGAGCTTGTCCTCGTGCCAGTTCCAGTCCTCCTGCTCCGCGTTGTTATACGTCCGGCCGGAGGCGTCGAGCCGGGACATCGGCACGCCGAGGCCACCCGAGACGGCCTGGAGCTGGGCGTCGTAGATAACGGAAAGCTGGCTGTCGCGATTGTTCGCGCCCATGGCGATGTACTCGATCACGCCGACGGTCTTGCCGTTCTCATCGACGGTCGCCTCCGTGAATGCGAGCTTATTCGCATTCTTCGCGCCCTTGTGATTGCCGATGATCCGCGAGCGCCAGTTCTCGCGATCCTCCGGCGTCTCGCCGATCTTCGGGTGGACCATCATCCCGGCGGGCGTCGCGTCATTCGCCATAAAGGCCCAGGTGTATTCGTCCATCTCATAGAGGATGTTGATATTCAGGCGCAGCGACTGGAGCGCGGAGAACGGCTGGCGCGGATCAGATGCTGACGGGTTCCAGCCGTAGGCCACTTCGTCCCGCTTGTATTCGACGTATTGCGTCGCGCCGTACGGCCGGAGCTGGAAGCCGGAAAAGTAGCTCCGGCGCTGGGCCGGGATGCGCGGGTCGCTCTCGATCGGAAACAGGATCGCGGTCACCAGCGGCCAGAGCCCTACGATGCCCGAGCTATCCGGGGTCTGGATCTGCACGACGCTCTGGCCGGGCCGGATCGGGCTCGTCGGGCGCGGCGGCTTACGAGCCGCGCCGCGCTCGATCTCCCAGCCGAAGCGGCCGGTCACCAGATAGTTGACGATCGACCACTTCCAGAGCGCCCGCGCCGAGAGCTCCGGGTTCGGGGAGCCGGGCGCCGGGCCCAGGAGTTGGGCGAGCTTCGCCTTCTCGTTGTAGTCGCCGGGCTTGTCCGGGTCCTGGCCCATACGGAACGGCCAGGAGGAGATCCGGTCGGCGATAAGCTCGACCGCGCGCCCGACGAGCCATTGCGACGTCTGGGCGCGGAAGGCGACCTCGGCGTCCCAGTCGAGGAGCTTCGGACGGCCTGGGGACGTCGCCCAGCCAGTGCCGAGCGTCGCACCGCGCGGATCGCGGATCTCGCTCGTCTGGCGGCGTCGAAGACTCACGCGGCCCCCTTCAGTCTGGGGAGATCGTACGCTCACGGCGCTGGGTTAGGTCCGTAACTGCCCACACTAGTGCGTCCAGCCTGTCCGGGCTCTCCGGCGAGGCCGGGATCGCAACCGAGATCCCGGTCCGCTCATCGACCTCGAACTGGCCCGGCGGGACCCAGGTGACCATCTGGCTCTCCAGGTCGCCCAGCCAGCCGACATGATGCGCCATCCGGCGCTCGTAGAGGTTCACGATCGGCTCGGCCCGGATCGCCTTGCCTCGCGAGGCCGTCACGGCGCGGACGTGGACTCCGGCGTCACGGTTGCGGAGCGTGGAGATCACCATATCGCCGCCGAAGTTCTTCTCGACGACGATCGCGTCGGCCTTGTGCCGATGATAGGCCCGCACGGCGACGTCGGCCCATTGCTCGGGCGAGTAGCGGCGCGAGAGATCCTCCAGCGGGTAGACGTGCCCGTTCAGCAGGCCGACTGGGACGATGCCGGTCTCGTCGCTGGTCTTGCGGTGTGAGCCCGCCGGGTCGACGCCGATCACGATTCGGTCGAAGGCTCCAGGAGCGGCCGAGGCGCGGTCGCGGTCGATGTCGTCCTGGGTCCAGAGCGCGCCGAGCGTGTCCTCCAGGAGCAGGCCCATGAGCTCCTGCTGGCCGAGCGTCGTACCTTCGTACCGGAGCCGGAGCCGGGCGAGCATCGCGGCCGGGAGGTTCTCCGCGTTGCTCATCGTCGAGCCGCGGGTGACGACCGTGCCGCTCTCCGGGTCCTCGTCCTCCTTGAGCAGGCGCTTGATAATCGGGATCTTGCGCGGCGTCGTCGTGACGACGATCCGCGGGTCGTCGCCGAGCCGGAGCGCGAATTCGAGCATGTCCCAGGCGACGTCCCCGTACTGCTGGGTTCCGAGCTCCTCGAACCAGGCGGTCCCGCATTGCCAGCCGCGGAGGCTCTCGGCGTCCTTGCGGTCGTGCGTGCCGAAGATCTTCAACATCGACCCGTTCGTGAGTACGAGCTCGCCGATGCTCCGGTTCCAGATCTTGATTCGGTTCCACGGGATCGCGCCCTCGTCCTCGACCATGCCACGGAGGCCGGACTCGCCCTCGACGCAGATGTCGCGGCCGTCGCCGAACGTCGGCACGATGCACGCTACGCGGTGACCTGGGTCTTCGAGCATCCGCTTCTTCACGTACTCGGCGCCCGTGCGCGTCTTGCCGAAGCCGCGGCCCGTGATGAGCGCCCAGACGTACCAGCTCGGGATCGGCGGAAGCTGCTCGGCGCGAGCGTGCCGGAACGGGATAAGGACCTTCGTGCCGGGCAGGCGATGACCGGGACGGCCGTCGCATCCGGGCACGCCGCACGACCAGACGAAGCGGAGCGCGTGCTTGAGCTTCGCTAGCTTGCGGAGCTGGTCGATCTTCTCGGCCTGGGTCGCCGTCACGCCATCCCGACCAGCTCAAGCCATCCCGATAGCTGGGCGCGGAGGTCGAGCAAGCGGTCGAGCTCGCGGCGATGGGCGTCCAGCTCCGGTTCTGGGGCGCCCATCGCTCGAAAGGTACGGAGATACTCGCGCTCCGTGTCGAGCTGGACGTCGACGAGCCCGATCCTGCGACGGAGATCCTTCCCGCGGTCCATCATGAGCCGCCGGAGTGCTGAAGCGCCGCCGGCGAGCCGAGTGCGAGGAGGGCCTGGCGATGCTCGGCCCCTGCCTGGGCCTCGCGAAGGTGGCACGCGCACGCGCACCGAAGACCGGGCCTCGCGGCGTCGTGACGCCGCTTGTCGATCCGGCAGGCGCAGCTCGCGTAGCCGCTCATAGCCCAGGTCGCGCCGGAGCGCGTTCGCCTGGCGCCGGACGTAGGACCTGGTGAGGCTCCTCCAGGACCACGGTCGGCGCGGTCGTCACGACGGCGACACGCTTCGGCCCGACACCGTTCGCGGTCAGGCGAGCGTTGATCCGATGCTTCAGGACCTCGCCGAGGATCGGGCCCTTCAGGTCCGTGCGAACCTTCAACGTCACGCCGTCGTCGCCGACGACCAGCTTCGCGTTACCGCTCTCGATCAGGCGCAGCGTGAGGTCCATCTCGCCGTCGGTGGCGCGGGCCTCGGACAGCTCGTCAGGCGTCGGCGGTCGTGTTGCTTCCATCGAGTGCTCCTTCGTCCCCTAGGCTCGCCTCGGCGGTCGCCGGGCTCGTGTCGTTCAGTCCGAGCTCGGTGGCGAGCTTCGTCAGCTCGTCGTCGATCGACCCGGTGTGCTCCAGCTTGACGTCCATCTGAATCAGGACCGGGCGATCGGCCCCCTGGAGCTTGGCCAGCCGATCCTCGATCTTCACGAGCGCCTCGGCGAACTTCGGCGAGTGCTCGATCTTTCCGCGCCCGGCAGGGTTGGCCGGGTCAGCAGACGTCTGGAGGAGGCCCCAGTCGGTCAGGAGCTTGCGCCGTGCCGTTTCGAGTGTTCGCTGGCTCATATCCCGGAACGTCTCGGCTCCAGGCGAAAGGACCAGGGATCGAGCCTCTTCGATCCGATTCTCGACCGTACCGACCGAAACGCCGAGCTCCTTCGCGATCTCGTACGTCGAGTAGCCCGCGCATCGGCGATCGAATACCAGGACGGCCTCAGCGTCTCGCTGGCTCTTGTTCCTCCGCTTGCGCCGTGGAGGCTCCTGGACCTCGATCGTGCCCGTATGCGCGTCGTCGCTCAAGGCTCAATCACCGACCCCAATAGCTTCGTCATCCGATCCCGGATCACTCTACGCTGCCGACCAGTGCCTTGCCCAGTGCCGTCACCTTGACGCCATGTCGCCCGTCGATCCCGCCGCCGACGTAGGTCCACTTCTCGCCCGGCGCTACGACGACAGCCCAGAGCGCGTATGCCGCCCGGCCGTCCCGGCGCATCCGGAGCGAGGCGCTCAGTGTCGGCGTGAGCGTCGTGGCGTAGTGCCCGTGCTCCTCGTCCTCTGCGGCCGGGATCAGCCGCCGTACCGGAACGATCGCGGACCCGTACATGCCCTGGCACTCCCAGCCCGCGACGACCGCCTTCTTGCGCATGGCCGCCATCGCGCCAGGATCGCCCAGGAGCCCTTCGATCGCGTTCGCCTGAAGGACCACACCACGCGGTAGCTCCGGCTCGGGCTCGTCCTTGCGCTTGCGGCTCTCCGGCCTCGGGTCGCTGACCCAGGTCGTCGGGCCTCCGCTGCGCCCGTAACTCCAAGCCGGGCGCTGGCCCCACGGGACCTCGACCTCCAGCGTCTCCAGGTCCTCCGGGCTCGCCTCGGCCTCGTCGTCCAGCTCGTCAGTCATCGGGCCCTTCCCAGCTCGGATCGAAAGCGATCACAGCCATGGCAACGGGCCTCGGTTCCTGAGTCAGGGTGACCGGGTGAAGCTCAACCAGGCGGAGCCATGCGAGATCACCCGAGATCCGGGCGCTTACCTGGTAGCCATGCTTCGCGGCCCAGAGCCTGGCGACCCGTACGAAGTCCCGAGCACTCACGCCGAAGTCCTGGCCACGGGAGAAGCGCCGGGTCTGACCATCGGCCCACTCCTCCCAGGGATAGGCCTTCCGGGCATCGCTGAAGGGGTCCAGGTCATCGGACACTATCTCGGGCATTTCGTCACTCTCTGTGTGCGCGGAGATGCGGAGCTCGCGGAGATGAAATGCACTTCCCCCGCGGTTCAGATAATAGCATCTCTCTATCACTACGGAGATACAGGGATGCGATTCTCTCCCTACGCGGGTATGTAGGTTTCTCCTCCGCATCTCCGCAAAGCGACCAAAAGCCCAGGTCACGAAGGCCGGAGATGCCCCCGGAGATGAGAAGTTGATCTCCGCGCATCTCCGCGAATATCACAACGGGCTCACTATTGATAGCCCAGCGTGACCGACGCCCGAGCCGCCCGCGGCCTCTTCGAGTGCAGTCGGTCGAAGGGTCACGTCGTCGAACACGCGGACATGGTTACGGCCGATCCGTCCTCCGCGGATAAAACCACGCTCTGTAAGCGCCTCCGACAACGACCGGGCGATCATCGGGCGCTCTCCGTGCGCCTCGGCCCAGGCCCGATAGTCCGCGTAGAGCCGCGTTATCTCGACCTGAGCGCCGGGCACGCGATCGAGCCGGGAGGCGATCCAGTCGCCCAGCGCGTCAGCCATGGCGAGATGCTCGTCGGTCTTCGCGACGACCGCGGCGGGAGTCGCGAGGCCGATCCGGCGCCACTCCAGGCACCCCCGGACGGCCCAGGAGAGGATGCCTGTCGCCTCCAGTCCGAGCTTCTGGGTCAGGTCCGGGTCACGGTCCGCGACCGGGACCACGACGCCCCAGGAGATCGTCTCCAGTCGCCGCCGGATCGCGTCGTCAGCGCCGAGCTGGGGGACGTGATTGGTCGTCAGGTGGACCTTTCCGGTCGGCTGGAAGTCGAAGAACTCCGCCCGCATGTGCCGGGCGCTGACCATCTCGCCGCCGGTCAGCTCCTTCACCAGCTCGCCGTCCAGTCGACGCCCGGCGGCGGTCTCCGACGTCCGGAGCAGGCGCTTGCCGCGCATCCGGGCGATGTCGTTCGGCACTCCGGCGTCGCCGGCCTTCGCGAGGAGCGTCGACCTGGGGATCGCCTGGGCGTACGAGCCGAGCACGCGAGCGAGCGTGTCCATAAACACGCTCTTGCCGTTCGCCCCCGACCCGTGATGAATGAACATCTTCTGCTCGGTCGTGAGCCCGGTCAGCGTGTACCCGATGGCCCGCTGGAGGTAGGCCCGGACCTCCGGGTCCGGCTGGACCTGGGCGAGGAACTTCTCCCAGAGCGGCGCGGCCTCGCCGCCGATCTGCCACCGTACGGGCGCGAGCTGGGTCATCCGGTAGCTGGCCGCATGCGGCAGGAGCTCGCCGGTCGTGAGGTCGACGACGCCGTTCGCGACGTTCAGCAGGAGAGGCTCGGCGTCGAAGCTCCCGAGCGTCGTCTCCATCGCCGGGTGTGAGCTCGCCATCTTGACCATGGCGGCCACGCCGCGGGCCGACCGGCTCTTGCCCAGGAAGGCGAAGAAGAGCTCGCGGTCCGACGGCGTGTCCTTCCCGGCGGCGTTCGTGCTGGGGAGCGTGGAGTAGTGGCCCTGCTCGGCGTCGTAGGCGATCTCCAGCGTCTCCTGGGCCCGGCGCTGGGCGAGCGTCTCGCCGCCGGTCGTGCCCCAGGCTCCGGCGTCGGAGTAGACCAGCCATTGCCCGGCGTCGAGCGCGAACGCGAGGCCCTCGCCGCGATGGTCGACCAGGCGCTCGCCGTTGCCCATGTCGTCCCAGTTCCGCGCCGGTACCGGCCGGTCCTCCGGCGCCACCAGTGAGGGCAGGGCGTAGTCGGCCAGGTTGCCCAGGAGCGTGCCGCCGGAGGTCGGCGGCGCCCACTTCGGGTTGACCTGACCGTTGCGTACGAGCGTCTGGACGTGCTTCGTCGACCGGGCCCGGTCGATATGGCCGCCGCGGGCCGTGTGCGCCCTCTCCAGCGCGTCGAGGAGCCGGGCCTCGACGTAGGTGTCGTCCCCGATCAGGTGGGACCAGCTACCGGCCATCGTGGCGTACCGGATGAGCCGCCCGTGCTTGCCGGGACCTGGCTCCGCGAGCGCGGTGCAGAGGATCTCCAACTCCTCGCGGGCGATGACCTTCTGGCGGCGCAGCTCGGGTGAATCGGTCGCCAGCTCGCGGTCCCGGAACGCCTCGCGGGCGTCCAGGTCGGCCGCCGGGCGCACCAGCGCTTCGAGCCACGCGGGCGGGAGTTGGGCGATCTCCGCGGTCCCGACCGGGCTCAGCACGTACTCGCCGCGGACGTCGGTCGAGCCGGGCACGGCAACGATCCCGTGATGACCGCGGACGTCGACGCCGGGCCGCCAGCCGTTCCAGTTCCGCCAGGTGTCGGAGTCGTCCGGGTAGGCGTAGACGTAGTGCCAGCCACCGGAGGGCGACGTGACGACCATCGTCGGTGGCAACGGCCCGAGCTCGACGAGCGCGGCCTGGATCGACGCCGGGCCCTGTGCGCCGTCCTTGACGTCGACGTCGATCACCAGGAGGCCGGAGCCTTCGTAGGAGGTCGAGCCGGTCACGACGGCGACGCCAGCTCTAGGGAAGTCTTCGACCCAGAGCGTATGCACGTCGGCGGGCGAGCTGGCGGCCAGGTTCACGCCGTTCTCGCCGGTGAACTTGACCAGCGGGATCTTGCGGCCGTCAGCGGTTATCGGGAGCGGTCGCCATCCGCGGAGTACCGCGGCGAGCGCCACGTCGTGCTGGCTCTGAATAGACTCGATCGCGCCGTTACTGCTACCGTCTTGCACGAGCACGCTCCTGCTCCAAGGCCCGGCAGTGTGGTGACCACTGGCCGGGCCGCTCAACTGCCTAGCCCGGAACGGGCACGGCAGAAGGTGACTCTAGTCCCTACTCGTCGCGATCCTCGGCAGACCAGCGCACGCCGATCGAGACGAGCCCGGCGAAGGCGAGCCCGAGCGAGACGAGGAGCAGGCAGAGCGCGATCACGACGGCGACGCCGGAGTGCATGACGATCCCCGCGTCGCCCGCGAGGACGCCGAGGATGCCCAGCACGAGCGCCCAGACGACGGCCTCGGTCGAGTGCTTCACGGCTCCAGCCCGACTTCGGCCACTGCGTCGGCGAGCGCAATAGCCCGGTCGAGCTCGGCCTGGTCGGCGACGTAGAGCACGCCGTGCAGGATCCCGGCGTCTCGCCAGCCCGCGGCGCGCATCTCGTCCTCGTCGAAGACCTGCTCCGGCGGCGACGTGCCGACCGGCGCGATCCAGACGCGCTGGGTCTCGTCGCCGAGCCCGGTCAGTACGGCGTCGTAGTCCGCTCCGGGGCCGAGGTTCATCATGCCGAGACCACCTGGCGGCGCCGGCTCTCCTGGACGAGATCGGTCAGCTCGGCTACCTCTGATACGAGGCCGCCGACCAGCTCGGCCTTGCGCTGGAGCTCGCGGAGCTCCTCGGCCGGGATGGTCTGGAGCTCGCCGTCGAAGACCGAGATGAGCAGGTCTAGGGCGTCGCGGCAGACCTGGGCCTGCGAGCCGCCGTCGGCGACCTTCAGGACGTGCTCGTGCTGGCGCTGGTCCAGCATCACGGGGAGCTGGTGGACGTAACGCTTCGGAAGCGGCATGGCTGGGTCCTCTCACGAGTCGGGATCGCGCTGGCGGAGCCAGCTAGACAGATGCCGTCGCGAGGAGCCTAGCGCGAATCCGATCCAGTGTCCACTTGACGATCGTCCATCCTCGGGCTAGCGTCTCTCCTTGTCGCCCGGCGTCACCCGCCCGGACGATCGACTCGACTCGACGAAGGAGCACGTCATGATCTACCTGATGCCGCTACTGGCCGACGCGATAGCGAAGGCCGACGAGCGCGCCATGCCTTACCCGAAGACAAGCAAGCTCGCCTGGGGCCTCCGTGCCGTCCACGCCGATCTGACCAGCCGTAACGGCTTCCGTTACCCGATGCACGGCTGGGCTGAGGCGCCGGGGCCGTTCGATGAGAGGAACACGGGCGGTTGCCCGAACCTCTCGATGACCGGTGACGGCATCTGTGTCGCGACCACCTGGCACGGCATGGCGTCGGGCAGCATCCCGGCGCACACACTGCTCCTGGTCGGCTGGACCGAGGCGGATGTGCTCGGTCAGGACGAGGGTAAGCTCCGGGTTCGTCGGATGTTCGTCCGTGATGTACTCGACGCGCACGCCCTGATCCGTGCATCGAAGCCGGAAGCACTCTACGGCGCGAACCTCCACGCCGCGAACCTCGGCGGCGCGAACCTCGGCGGCGCGAACCTCCACGCCGCGAACCTCGGCGGCGCGAACCTCGGCGGCGCGAACCTCGGCGGCGCGAACCTCCACGCCGCGAACCTCGGCGGCGCGAA